GATAGCGATGTTTGTGCCGCCAGCGGCAACAGTCAAGCCACCATAAATGCGGTATCCAGCAGGGATATTCAAGCCGTTAGTAGGCAAGGTCAGTGGGTATGTTGTCAGCGCAGATGTGCCCAAAGCTGTAACAGAGGTTGCAGGGATTGCAACCTCACCCAAGAAGATATTGTTTGATGCTGTGGTGTTGGCTGAAGCGTTGTTGATCCAGAAACGAGCCACTGTAGCTGACGATGTACCAGAGGCTGTAGCACCGTTGGTAGAGGCCAAACGGCACATCACTTGGTCAATACGAGCGCCGTTAGCGCCAGCAGTGAAGACAAGCGCCAAAGCTGTACCAGCAGTTTCAGTGCCGTCAAATGCCTTGGTATTGGTCATCGCCGTGCTGACGATGGCGTTGTTTGCCCCTACGTTAGGGGTCTGTGTAAATACTGGGGTTGATGTGACTGCCATGATTAGAATCCTCCAAAATTGACTGCGAGATATAAGTTAGAACCTGTTCCACCACTACCGCCTGATGCGGCAATGGTAATTGAACCTGAGCCGTTTGTAACAGAGATACCCGTTCCAGCGGTAATTGTTGCAATCGTATACGTTGTGCCATTACCAATTGGAATCTGACCAGCGGTAGGGGTTGATGTTCCACCCAAACCGCCATTAGATACCGACAAAGCACCGCCCAACGTAATTGCACCAGTAGTTGCTGTACTGGGTGTTAAACCTGTTGTACCAGCGCTGAATGATGTAACACCGCCAGTGCTTGCCGCCCAAGTAGGGACACCACCAGACAATGTCAAAACATTGCCGTTTGAACCTGCCGCCAATTTGCTTAGCGTATTGGTTCCAGAGGCATACAAAATATCGCCAGTGGTGTAAGTCGTTTGACCTGTACCGCCTGCTGTAGCTGGAGTTGTCTTCCAACCAATAACCTGTACAGCGGCAGAGTTGTCTTTGTAGAACAGCTTGCCGTCAGTGATGTTGATTGCCAACTCACCATTGGTGAGGTTACCCGCTGATGGGGCGGCAGTTGTCGTGGTGCTGTAGTACAGCGAGATTGGGGTAAAGCCTGTGGCCGCCATTAGAAGGTTCCTCCTGAGATTCCTGACCATACGGGTGCTGACGTACCCGCCGATGTTAATACTTGACCTGCTGTGCCGTTAGCAATAAACGCTGTTGCACCAGATCCAGTTTGGTATGGTATCTGGCTTGCAATACCACCAGCAAGGTTTGTAGCTGTGGTTGCGGTTGTTGCTGTCGTAGCTGTTGTTGCCGCGCCAACAGTAATAGACGCAGGGTCAGTATATTGGGGCGCAGTACCGCTTGAAGTCAGGATATAGGTTGATGTACCAATACCCAACTTAGAAAGCGCTGTGCCAGAACTGTAGTACACTAGATCGCCAGCGGTGTAGGATGACAATCCAGTTCCACCTCTAGTCGTGGAGACCTCACCAGAAGTGATTTGAGACGCCGCGATTGCAATAGAAACATCAGCGGCGGCAGTTAATTGACCTTGTGCATTGACTGAATACGTTGGAACTGTTGCCGCACCACCATAAGAACCTGATGTAACTGTTGTGTTGGCGATGTTAAATGTGAATGCTGGTGACTCGCTTAAGCCAGTTCCAGCCGAGTAAGTGATCGGCGCATTGAACTGTACAAAGGACAGTGCTGTCGTTCCCACTGTGATGGGGAGTGCAGTCTGCTGAACCCATGCAGTAGAAGCCAAAGTACCGGAAATGACCAAAACGTAATCGCCTTGATCAATCTCGTTCGTCCCGCTTCCAGACGTGTCGTAGTCAGTTGCACGAGTCAGGATAAATGGCGCACCAGCACTGCCAGTTTGCGTAACAACGTACACGCCGTTATAAGGCGCATTACCACTAACTTCATTCTTAATCAAAACACGCTGTGTAACACTAGGTGATCCACCGCCTAAAGACAGCGCACCATTGGCATTTGCTGTGATCGTTGCGCCAATACCACTTGCACCATTGTTGTAGGTGTACGCAGGAAGCGTGGTTGTTGAGGCGTAGTTAACTGGCTGGTGATAATTCAAACCAGCCGCAATAGAGTCGGCATAGTCCTTGTTGACAATATCAGTACCACCCGTCGGGGCGGTCGTGATTGTTCCAGTAGTCATCGAGACTGAAGTGAATGCGCCCGAAGATGGAGTAGTTGCACCAACAGTCGTAGCATTGACCGCTCCACCAGTAATCGCGACAGAATTTGCATTCTGCGTAGACATTGTGCCCAAACCCGAAATCTGTGTGTTGGCAATCGCTATAGAGGTCTCAGCCATCGCGGTAAGCTGACCCTGTGCGTTTACGGTAGCCGTGAGCGTTTTAGACGCCGTTCCGTAAGACCCAGCAGTGACTGCCGTGTCAGCGATAGAAATCGTACCAGTCGAGGTAATCGGGCCACCAGTTAGACCCGTTCCGGTAGCTACCGAAGTAACACCAGAACCGCCGCCGGAAGTAAAAGCTTGCCAAGTCCCGCTTAAATAACCTTCGAACAGGCCGGTTTCGCTATTATAGCGGAACATACCATTTACCGGCGACGCTGGGCGACTAGCTGTGTCGCCCGATGGGACTGTGACGCTACCAAGGCCGGGGATTATAGGATTAGTCGCGATACTGACTACCGGGGTGGTCGTAGTGTTAACAACGGTGATTTGCTCAGCAGTCCCTGTAACCGAAGTCACTGTACCATCGCCCTCGCCTACATTCGCCCAATCACCATTCACATAAGCCTCAATGCGATTGCTGTCAGTATTGTAGCGAATCTCACCGTCGTTAGGAGACACGGGACGTTCGGCGGTTGAACCAGCTGGGATCGTGACGCCTTGAACCCCGGGCAATACCGCGTTATCAGCCAGTGAAAATACGGGAGCGTCAGTAGCCCCGTCAGGATTAGCGATACTGATTTGGTCAGTGGTGCCCGAAAGCGTGCGACCCGACACGGAACTACCACCACCGGTTATCGCAAGCATTCCAGTGCCGGAAAGATTCGCTACGGAAGCCGCAATGCCTGTCAACGCAATCATCGGATCACCAGCGACGCCATCAGCATTGGATATGCCCAAACCACTGCCCGATGTAGCAATCGAGCGCGATACGATCGCACCACTGGATTTAACGACAATGCCGTTTGACGCGGCTTCGAGACTGGCTGAAGTACCATTTAAAGCTATCGTCAAAGGCCCTTGTGCGCCGCCATCGGTAATTCCAATACCAGTGTTACTGGACAAGTACCGACTATTGGGCAAAGTAGGTTCTTGAGTCTGCGTCAGGAATGTTTGTGTTTGACTGGGAGAAGCCGCAATCGCGCCGGTCGTCGTCTGAACCGTCACACCATTTTGGACAATAGGTACCGCCTCAGACCCAGTGATCGGTCCGGCTGAGGGTAGTTGGGTAATGGCTACTTGTGCTGACATTATGTACTCGTATTGTTAGGTGGACTCGGAGCGATAGTGTCCCGATTGCCATTAGTAGACGGCGTTTGCGTGTTCCCCTCCGTGGAGATCTGGAACTGGCTGGAGCCGTCCATCGACTGACTGCCGGTCATCAGGTAATCATCATTTGCCGCCACGCTCACGTCGGGGCGTGGGAATCGCAGGTTAATACGCTCGGTCTTCCGGGCGGGCAGACGATACGGGTCGAATTGGTCACGACATCCCGTGTCGCACACTCGCAGTCCGGGGAAATTGGGGTCGGGTCCAAGACGCACGAAAGCGTACTTCATCTTGCACCGGTCGCACACACCGATGGCTACCGAAGTCAGCCCTGTGGTGTCAAGAAATCTTGGCATTACGACGTGTACACCGAGATATTCGGTGCCCAGTAAATTGGGGACTTATCGCGCTCCTCTTGCTCCGCGTCGTTGAAATTCCGATCGGCTTGGCCTTCGAGATATTTAACACGCTCTAGCGGAACGGCAGGGAGAATCAGGGACATCCGGTGCGCCAGCATCGACTCCACCGCGAGAAGCCAGCGATCGGGGATCGCGAGTTCGCCGGAGAGTGCTCCGACATCCTCGACTTGTGCTGAGTACCAGACGGTCATCTGGATGAATGGGTCCGAGGGTACCGGCCACAGGTAGATCGTGGGCACTGGAATAGTGCGGTCGAACCAGTATTGGTAGGGCTGGTTCGCTGTGAAGTTCTTATTGGGCAGGTTTGTGTAGTCGTCGCGGTTCAGACGGGCCATCTGAATCTCTCGGCTATTATTACCAAGGTAGAATTCACGAAGCGCAAGGACGGTACCTCCGGAGGCCCGGACGCGGTATGCGATCACATCCTGCCCGGGGTCGATGTCGGTCCAGAGCCATTCGTTGTCCGACACTACTACCTGACCGAGGTCGTGCAAAGTGTTCCACGTGGAACCGTCCACGGAGTACTCGTACGTTATTGTCCAAGTGGCACTGCCACCACCACTAATAAATGGCAAAATACCAATAGAGCCAATGTAGACAGGATTGCTGACACCATAGTTAACAGATATGTTACCATTGGCAGATGTCTGCTGGCAATACGTCGCAGTGTCGTTATCGTATACATTGGCTACTGTTCCACCGGCTGAAGATGTGTAACTCCCGGAGGGTCGCTCCATTTGGCGGTACAAGACGTTCAGAGCATCATTGGACCCCACGGGCATGTCGTAAATGTACTGGTCCGCGTTCAGTCCGATCACTGTCTTCTTGATCGCAAAATACTGAATGCCCTTGTTAATCAGGGACGAAAGGACGTAAAAGAGGTTTCGCTTGGAGGAGAGTACCTGCTCGACAGTCAGCTCTTCGGCGAGCTTACCCGAAGCCCGTGCCGCGTCGTCAATCAGGTTCTGTACGCTGATTGTCGTTAATCCTACTGTCCCAGATGTTGCCATTTATTACCACCCCGGGCAATTCCAACGTTTAAGTGATGCGGCTTTACGGGTCGGACGGCCTTGGTCGTCCTTGAGAGGCCCCGGATTGCCCTCCATCCTAGCGCAAAATGAATCTCGTCGAGGTCCGCCTTGGGGCTGTGGAGCTTTCAGATTACTGCCAGTTTCCCGATTATACTTTGCCCGACCCTTCTTTGTCAATCCTGCCCCTTTACTAACCGGAAGCTTTTCGCCCCTACCGATCGCGAGGCTCGGACCGCCGTCTTTGAACTTCTTACCCTTGTCGGCCTTGACGAATTCTTTGCCTACCTTTTGAGGGACACCCCCGAACCCGCCTTTCGTATGCGCGGCGGCTTGCATCAATCGATGCTGGGCGGCTGATTTGCTAGGCATTAGGAGTATGACTTGATCATCTCAAGCACTACAGTATACGTGTCACCAGCGGACGCGTCAGCCGTTGAAAATACGATATTACCATTCTTACCCGCACCGGCATTGTTGGTGATACCGCCGAATTTCGAAAAATCATTCTCGAAGTTCGTGTTAACTGCACCCAAGAAAAATGGGACGTCTGTTGTGGCATCCCAATACATGCGCACTTCCATACCATGACATATCGACATGATTTTATTAACCGTCACGCCAGTACATGCCTTGCCAAAATTATTTGGACTTAGATTAGCTACGTTAACTTTAGTGACTGCGGACTCTCCCGTGCCATCACTAATATTCGTGAATTTCATGATCGCGAGACGTTCACCATCGAGTAACGTCTGACTTGTGACTGCATCAGCCATGACCTATCCTTTTAAAAGAACGGGAGCCGAAGCCCCCGCCTTAATTAACAGACCCGACCGCCCTTTTTGAACGTTCCCGAAAGTTCGGAAATCGCCACAGGACCACTCGGAGCTTTTTTGGGCATCGCTACGGCGCGGCCAGTATCAACTACGCCCCCCGTAGCAAAATGCTTTTTTGCGGCACCACCTTTTTTGTAGCCACCGGCGTTACCCATCTTGACGTCACCCGTAGGAGCCGAATTGTTATCGGGTGTAGCACCCACAACCTTCGTAGTCTTATTGGTCATCGTCTTGATGATGCCACCATTCTTGAAGCCGCCTTGTCCATCTACGACGCCGCCAGTCTTGTAACCGCCGGGTTTCGTGGATTTAGCGATACCACCAGTCTTCAAGCCTTTGTGGGCTTTGGATGCTGACATTCCTTCATGGTGCTTCAGCTCTTTGCCTACGCCCTTGATCGCCTTCATCTCAGCTTTATGCATTGATGCAGACTCGACCTCACCACCCTTCTTCATCATGGGGCGACCCATGGGAGCGGCAGGAGGCATTGCGGGGCGTGCAGGAGCGGGTAAACCGCGAGCTGGAGGAGTGGGGCGTGCGGCCATACGTTTAGCGGCCATCGCGCGAGCCGCGACGGGATTACCCATCGGAGCGGCGGGTGTACCCGCTAAACTGCCCATTACCCCACCGTCCATCTTTTTTACGGGCTTGAAGCCCGCTTTAGCACCCTCAGCGTGCATACGCTTGTGAGTGGCAGAACCACCTTTCTTCAGCTTCAATTCCACTGAAGGTTCGGTAGTGTACATCTTCACCATTGGTTTAAATTCACCCATGATGCTACTCCTCAGATTTTCTGTGAGTAAACCACCGTCAAGCGATAAACGCCTTGAGTAGTGGAGATCGTACCGTTTGGATCAACAGTGATGTAGACGTTTTGGCTGGTGCCAATGTCGGACATCGCGGTCAATTGTGCGGCTGTAAAAGTCAAAGCAATACGACCACCACCAATCACATCAGTCGAGGACACATACTGTGTACCTGCGGCGGCTGTGCCGATAGTCATCGCAATAGCTGTGGCTGTACCACCACCCACGACCTCATCAGTCACTGTATCAACGAGGAAGTTGATGATCTGTGAAGATGCGGGTAGAGTGACGTATGCGCTGGACGCAGTGCCAGCGGCAACCGTAGTAACGGTGGTCGTTTGGCTCAAGACCATGTAACCACCATCGGTGGTATCGGTCAAAGCTGTAGAACCTGCGCGTACGGCGGAACCGAAATAAGTTTGTGCCATTGTCTTTTCTCCTTAATGGAGCAGGGGGCGAACCCCCCACTGTTGATTAGACGCCAGCAGTGCCGTACATACCACGGGGGTCAGTCCAGCCCACTTGATAACGCTCAGTTGCCTTGTAGCGCATCGAGTCGGTCTCGAAATCACCTTCCATGGTCTTCTCCAAAGCACGGCGCATCAAGAGCTTCATGCCCTCGGGAGCGTCGGTCTGGACCCACCATGCGTTAGCATTGGTCAAACGGCTCAAGACTGCGGCACCTTCGTCCAGCAAGCCGATAGACTTGACGGGGTTGATGTCGTTGTTCGTTGTACCAGCGCGGAGCACTGACTTCAACAGAACTTCAGCTTGGAAGACGTTGCCGGGAGCGACCACCAACTGGCGGGGCACCAAACGGATCTTCTTGCCGTTGTTATCCACTGCTTGACGAATCTGAATCAACATCTGCTCAAGCGATGTTTGTGACAGATTCGCGGCTGTAGACAATTGGTTAGAGAATGTACCATTCACGATTGGGTGTGAAGTGCTAATCAGTGACACGCCGTCACCACCGACGTAAGAACCGTTGAAAGCGCGGTTCAAAACGTTAGCGGACAGAGTCTCTTTAGTCTCAATCAATGATTGAGCCAAATGCTTAGCATACACCTGACCGATACGGATGTGGTCGCCGTCTTCCACCAACACTTTGGTCAATGCGAAGGCGAGGCCATACACATTGTACACATAGCGTTGCAAGAAGAGCACACCACCCTGTTGGTAGCTGACGGGAGTACCATCAGGCAACTGGGGAGCGGCACCAAAACCGTACAAGACGGGTTCTTCATGGTAGTTACGGGGAATGCCCTGTTCTTCACGGAAGACACGGGACCATTCGTCTTTACGCTGTTCGTAGATACCGTCGAAGCATTCGTTCAGAATTGGCTCGACGATACTACGAAAGTCGGTACTGCGCATTGGAGCGGCCATTTTTTAGTCCTCCTTAAATAGCGTTAACGGACGCATTGAACTGCGACTCATTAACTTGAACTTGTACAACAGTGTACGCATCTCCCCATGCGTTATCAACGCCGGGGGTCAAACCAATAATCTTCAATTGCGCAGAAGAACCAGCGGCAACAACCGAGGTGCTAATAGTGCACTGAGACAATCCAGTGGTCGTGGAACCTGCAGTCACATTACTAAAATCTGACTGTGCACCCAGCACTGTTTGTGGCAACGAGCCGTCGGCTTGAATGTCATAAACGATCGCGGGATCTTGGTAGTAATAAGCCACGAGCGAGCCAGTCACGTAAGCAGTATTGGCGGGCCAATAGTTGCTAATACGGGGACGGCCGGTGGTGTCGGTCCATTGAACGCCTGCGAAGGCACCCAAGAACGCGTCGCCAGCGGCGGCGGCTTGCAAAAGGCCGGTGGTAGCCAACTTGACGGGCTGGCCCTTCAAGATATCGCTGGTATAACCAGACAGAATACCGTCAGTCAAAGCGACCGCACGGTCCAAACCGGAAGGATGGAACGAGGGGCGCAAACCGAACGGTGCATTTGTTGAAGACATATTAGTCACTCCAAATCATGGTTCAGAATCCGTCACTGAAAAGTAGGGACGGGCATAGGTTTATCAAGTTCACTGATGCCTTCACCTTCAATCTGACCAAGACGCCTGCCATTACTGTCGCGCCCCATTGTCTGCTCAGCCTGAACACGGATTTTGTCCGCTTCATCCTGAGGAGCGTGATGGTGCAACTCTGCCATGATGTCCTGATAAACTTCCTCAGGCAACTTGTAGAGTAACATTTCATTGCAAGCGACGAATCCAGTGTGCTCACCGGCTTTAACTTTGTAGTTCTCAAAGCCCGGAACCTCTTCAATCCTTACTGGTTCGTAACCCATGCGAATTCGCTTGTGGATAGGGTCGTACCCATTGGTCGTTGAAAGCCAACATACGTGAAATCCCGGAATATCCGGAGGTTTTGGAAGGGACTCTTGAATCCATTCCGAACTGAACATCCTACGACGTTCTTGCGCGCTCGCCAGTTTTCCAGTCGCTGGACCGCGTTCACTATCCTGCTGTGCGCGGGACTCACGGCCACCACCTGAAAGGTCTTTTTTCAATCGATCGTCTCTCATAATCTTACCCCTTATTTGTATTCATGCGGTCATATTCCGCGTATTTACGAATCATCTTGTTACGCTCGGTGATGTTATCCCATCTACCGGCTTCCTTGATGGCGCGGACTCGCTCAGGTGACAACCGGAACTCGTTACCACGAGCTGTCGATTGTGATTCACGTCCTGAACTTGTTACCACGGTACGGGGTCTCCGATTTGACGACGGATTGTCGTTGCCGCTATTATAACGGTGCGGCAAATATTTTGTCAATCTATTGTCTAATTCTTCCCAGTAGTCGGCACTCTTGGGATCCCAGCCTTCGGCCACGAGAGCCTCATCCACCTTGGTGGCGACTTGGGAGTCCATATCCTTGCCGTTCGGGTCGTACCAGTCATTTCGAGCCATCCAGTCCGAGGCGTGACGCTTCAGAAGAGGGTCCGGAGCTTGAGGTACGGAATTACGTGTGGGTTCGGAGGCTACGGCGCGTTTCTTCAACGCTTCGAGTGCCTCCACTTGGCGACGGGCTTCATACCACGCCTCTTGCGCCTCGACGACGGAAGCTCCATCGGCCATCTCAGTAGCCTCTTTCACCTTCATCTTCGCGTACTGCAGACGCAAATTACCATCTTCGATCGCCTTGTCCAGTCGAGCGAGGTCCGAACCGGCTGTGCGCTTTTCCAAGACGCTTAGTCGCTCCGCCATCTGCTCATTTTGACGCTTTAGCGAATTAATCAGGTGGTTCGACTCAGTCGCCTTCGCCTTCTGAAGCTTCTTCTTGAGCTGTCGCTCTTCGCGACGGGCCAGTCGAATCGCTTCACGCTCAGGGTCGGCGTGAGGTATATTATCGGCGGGATTATCATCATCGTCGCCGTCATCCGCGTCAACGCGACCACCGGTCTGGAGACCTTCGCCGTCATTGTCGGGGGTGTTTGGGGCCTCGCCGTCGGGCAGAGACACCACTGCGGACCCATCGGGTTCTTCCGCAAGTTGCAAGTCGAGTTTATCGTTAGAGGTCATAGGAACGCTTTCACTTTCAAGGGATCACCTGTAACTTTCGCAATTACTTCGTGATCGTTAAACACACTGAAAAGTGCGGTCTCGCCGAGCGTTGGGTCACCGTAAGGTACTTCCCAGCGATCGCCGCCCCACTTTGGCATGCGAACATAGTCGCCGACATCGATCCAGTTGCCCTCGGGCCACGGTTCGAGTGTATCGCGTTTCTTGAAAGCCAGTGGACCTACCGCGATGACTTTCGCCACTTGGTTATTCCACTTTTCCGTTTCCTTCGTTTCTTCAACGAGTACGATTCCTGACGATGTCACGGTCTTCTTGGCGGCTCTCCACTGCACAAGAATACGCCCACCTACAGGCAAAGCACCGGGGTCTACTGCTGGAAATGCTTCCTGCAACGCGGCTTCATCCGAAGCCACCGGTTGAGTATCACTCATCTTTCTCATCCTCTTTTAAAAGGTCGTTTAATATTACCAGAGCTTCTTCAAGCCCTTGGTGCTGGCCAACTAAGCGTTGGTAGGCCTCAAAGGTGACGGCATTGCCGTTCACCAATGACTGCGCGATCGCCGATTTGCGGACCTCGATAGCACCGACGAGGTCACTGACGTATCGCATTATTTCTTCTTAGCTTGCGCTAATGCACCGCCGCCACGCTTTGGTGCGCTTGGTGTCTTCGCGGGTTCTTTCGCACCCAACGATGTACCATCGAGCTTCGCGCCCATGGCCATTCGCTTGTGGTAAGGTACGTCTTGGCCCATTTGGGCTGAATCATTGGTAGCCATGTTACACTCCTAAAGTTCGTTGTGCGCTCTCTTGCGCGGCCAATGCAGTCTGCTCCTGCTCGTGCTTCAGAATCGCCGCGTCGTGCGTCAATTCTGCAGTCTTGATCCGTTCTTCGGTCAAGTTGTCGGATGCGTTCAGCGCGATCTTGATCTGCTGTTCGCGATTCTTGTTCAACGCGTCGTTTTTGATGCGCTCTTGCTCCAGTTCGAGTTCGATCTTGTCGCGCTCTGCACGTCGCTTGGTCTCCGCCATCGAAGTCTGGAGAATCACTTGGTCCGAGCCATCCATCTGTGGCTGGGGCTTGAGCTTCTGCACAGTCTGCAAGATCTGTTGCATCGCGGGCATGACCTTTGCAAACGCCTCTTGCGCGTCCATTTGGGTGTGCTGAGACGCCAGCGCGTACAACTTGTCGATCTCGCCAGTGATTCCCGCGATATCGTAGTCCTTCACAGGGCGGCCGAGCGATTCCTCGACGTAGCCGTTCATATGGCCGAGATACCAGAGCATCAAGTGTTGCTTGAAATGCTCGAGGAAAGCGGGCAGGAACGCTGGCGCGATAATCGGATTGGACCCCAGCAGTGGGTTCAGGGCGAAATCGAGGTGGCTCTGGATGTGTGCCAGTTGGTTCTGGTGTGGGTACGCAAACGCCGCACGCCCGATCGACATCGCCGCATTCTCTTCGGCGGCATTAATCTCCATCGGCTCGGCCGTCGCGGGCATCAATTCCTGCACGTTCGGTATCTTCATCTGCTTCAGCGCACGCTGGACGACTGCTCGACGATCGAAAAGATCGGGGTACTTGTCCATGTAGGCCATCACAGCCTGTGTCTGGGCCATCCGCTGAGTCTCGGAGAAGATGTGCGGATCGCTCACCGGTATCACGTCGGTGTTTCGATTGAAGTCTTCGCGCCTGATGTCCAGCTCTTGGACCACGCCGCCCATTCGCATCTCTTCCAAGTACCAGCGATTGATACGCTGAAGTACCTTCAGAACACGCGATTGTGAGTCGTGCAGTCGTGCGTGAATCGCCGAGAATACTTTCGAACCCTGCTCGATCATCGCTTGAGTGGTGCCGACTGGTGTATTGGCATTCAACTCCGCGATTTTCTCCTCAGAGGTGGTCACCACGCCCTTCGCGGCGTCCGTCAGGAAGCCCACGAGCTTGAAGAGCACCTCGCTCGGTGGGTTGAAAGGCATCGGCATGGCGATTTTGCGGATATCGTCCACACCGGGAGCACCTTCGATCTCGGTCACTTGCGTCACTTCGACGTTCTGTGACTGTCCAGAGATCTTTGCGCCCTTGATCTTGAGCATCGTGGCGGCGTTGTTAATGTGCGCTGTGTCCAATAGAGCACGCAAACCACCGGTAATAGCGGCAGAAAGACCACCAATGAGATGAGGCAGTCCAATAGCGTACGCACCACGCCATGGGATGAACTTGAATTCGATGATGTGATCGAGCTTCGCCATGGCTTCATCGCCCTGCTCCCAGTTCCGGTACATGCCGACGACTTCCGTGTTATTCTCGTCGATCATCAAAATGTAGGGAGCCAATTCGCCTTTGGAGTGGGAATCGTCTTCTTCGGCAATAAACGCGTAGATGTGGTACACGCGACGCAAGCCGTCGGTGTCGTCACTCCACTGCTTACCTTCGATCTTGTTATTCGCCTTCTCAGGTGACGTTGGCTCCGGCTCCATGCTGGCGCGAGTGAATGACACGTCGCGGTAGAGACCCGATGCCATGCGCGACTCGAATTCCTGCTGGGTGATGTCTTGCACCTCAGTCACACGCTGTGCAGTGTAGAAATTCGCGGCGGAGAAAGGCAGTAGAATGTTGTCGATCGCCACGAATTCCGCGCAGGGTCGCTTTTTGCGATCGTCGTACCAGAGCTTCAGGAACTGCGAGCCGCCGAGTGGCAACTGGGTGAGCATTTGCTCTTGCTCGTCGCGGAATTCCTCGATCTGCTCAGTGAGTTGCCAGTTCATGAAGTCGCGTTTGCGCTCGGCCCGTTTCGTTTCCTCTTCGCTCACGTCGCCGAGGATGTTCGTACGCACTGGGCCATCCGGTGGGAACAGCTCCTTGATAGCACGCGACTCGAAATCAATACAGGCCTCAGCCATGACGGGGTGCACAACTTTGCTGGCACCTTGGAACTGCGCACCACCGGGAGCATCGTGTCCCAAGCCCGTACGCTTGAGTCCCTCTTCGTACTGCTTATCGCGCTCTTTGCGTGCCTCTTTGTCCTTCTCGATCAGATCGAGGTAGTGCATCGCGAGTTTATCAAGCTTCCAAGGGTCCAGCTCGTCGGCCAGATTCGCGTAGAAGTCTTGGTCCTCGCTCGGCCCTTTGAATTCGTCCATGCGAACGATTGCGGACCCGTCCGGTTGCTCTTCCACTTCCGCGTAGGGGTCCTCCATGTCAAGGTCGAACACCATGCCCTGCGTGTCCTCTGGACCTGCGGGTGCTTCCATCTGCGGTTGTGGGAATTCTGTTGCCATAGTCTCAGCCTTTAATATGCGATTTTAACACGGCTTAATTTTCGTGACCATACTGCTTAATGTCGCGTGCCGTTTCCTTCAGGGCGTTGTAGTCCTCGGGACTCAGGCGACGAAGGTCGCGCATTTCGGGGCGAATGCTAAACGGTCCATTCTGAAACGCGGGGCGCACCATCTCGCCAAATATCGACATCAGCGGCGTGTCTTGCCCGACGTGCGGCAAATTCTCGGCCGGTGCTTTAATTCGATCGCCCACCATGGCTGGCCAACCCTGTGGTGCTTTAGGGATGAGCTTTTCCACCATCACGCCAGCTTCGTCGGGTGACATGCCGGTGCGCATCAATGCGGCCATGAGGCCCGGAATCGCTGACGCTTCGTACGCTTGAGGGGCTACAGACTCTGCGACTTTGGCCACGTCGCCAATGCCGCCCAAATCGGGCAATGCGCCACGCATCACCTGACCCGCCGCCGATTGCAGGACCTCGCGCCGCGTCATGGGCGTTTCGCTCACCGATTTCAGCGTGGACTTCGCCGCGCCTTTGCCGGGGTCGATGGTCACGGATTTCTCGGTGACGGCTGGCGCACCTCGCATCTCGGACTGCATTTTCTCCAGTGCCTTGGTATCCATCTTGGCGAGTGGGAAATCCGCCGCCTTGCCGAGGCCGAGAAATCCACGACGTGCGGGCGATTCGAGCTTCACACCCTTTTGGAGCATCTCCGCCGCCATCTGGTCCAGCGTCTTGGCCGCACTGCCGCCCTTCGCATAGGGCTGGGCATCGGGGATGAAGCGTCCACCGTCCGCCATGTCGGGCACGCTGAAATCGATCGCGCCGCCGTTGGCGAATTTCTTTGTCTTCTTCGGTGCGGCACTCATGAACTGGTCGGCACGAACCGGTGCCTCCTCGAAATCGCGGCGGCGTGTGGCAGTCGTCGCACTGTACGGATTGCGTGCTTCCTTGAGCATTTCGGCGATCAACAGTTCGCGAATGCGAGGATCGGGGTACTGCATTTCGAAATCCATCTTCGCACGGCGATTGGACTCCTCAGGGTCGATAGTTGGCGGTGCTGGCGCGTAGGCCGGACCACGACGCTTGGCCAGCTCCTCCATTTCGCCCGGCATGAGTTCACCGGAGCGAAACAGCATCGAGAGCGGCACAGTGTTGCGCATACCAGCGAATAGCGTTGCCGCGTCCATCGGGTCGAGACTCTGGGCGAGTTCGTCAAGGAAGTTACTGGGCATAAGGATTTCCTCGGTTGGGTCGATATTCGTCGTCCACGTAATCCGTGTCGGGTGCGACGGGATCGATTTGCAGGAACGACATATCGCGCAGTAGGCGCAAAGCTTGGGACAGCGTGTCGGTCAGGTCGTCGCGGTCCGATTCGGGGAATGAGCACACTTGGCTGACCAGTGGTTCTGCCCAGTCGCGTGGCTGGCCCCGGTGGACGAGCGACTCGGGAATGTAAACGCGGCCGTGTGCGATGATATTGGCCACAAGGTGCAAACGCTGGACTTTGTCGGCGCGGCCCGGATTGTAGGCGCGGCAAGGCACACCAGCACGTTGCAAGTCCTGCAAAATGCTAATGCCCGAGGCTTTGTCCTCCACGAGCACGAGGTCCACCTTTTTGCCGGGGTCGCCGTAGATGGAGCCGTACTCGTCGATGATCTTGGGTCGCAGGTCTGGGTACGCGAGGAAGTCCTCCCAGCAGTCGATGAGCATGGCACACAGCCCGCTGTCCTCGTTCGGCCGGAAGATGCCCCACACGGAGCACGCGGTCGGATCGTTTTGCGTCTTTTCAGTGTACGCGCAGTCGTAGGACTGGAGCACATAGATGAACTCGGGCAGTGGCTTGTTCGCGTCCCACAACTTGAACCATTCGCGCTTGACGATGCCGTAGTCCTCGGGATCGATGACCTCCGCGTACAGCTCCTGCCGCCCAATGCGTGTGCCCTCGTACTGCGAGATGATCTCGTCGCGGAACGTCGGGGCGAGGTTATTGAAATTCTCGTGCGTCGTGCCCGTGGTGACGTAGACGCGCTCCTCGGAAATCAGGCGGCGCACGATGGGGATGGGCTTGGGCGTGGTGGTCACGCAAACGCGGGGCTTTTGCCCGAGTCGCAGGCCGAACATCAAGTTGGACCACATGTCCTCCGCATTGCGGAATTTCGCCAGTTCGTCCACCCATGCCAAATCGTGCTGTGGGCCGCGCAGTGTCTCGGGGTCATTGTCCGAGTAGATCGTGGCGATCGCACCGTTGGGCCACTCCAGTCGCCGCTTGGATGGGACGAATACCGGTTTGCATTTGGGGTGCGAAATGGCCAAAATGCCGGACTCGCCTTCCACCATAACGTCGCGTGCGTCGCCCGCGTCCTCGGCGATCAGCGCAATGCGGCCCGCCAGTCCGTTCTCCGCGTGGTAGCGCACGAATTCGGCACCACAGCGTGTTTTGCCCCAGCCACGCCCAGCGAGGATGAGCCAGATGGTCCAAGCTTCGTCGGGTGGGATGAGTTGATTGGGGCGTGCCCATGTGGGCCAATCGTAGAAGAGTTCGAGTGCCTCGCGATCGGACAACTCGTCCACGAACTCGTGCCAGTTGTCTGGATCGACGATCGTGGATTTTTTACTCCGCCTTTGCGCGCGAGTTAAGACGTTGTGCGAGACGATCACGGAGACCCTCAATGTTGATGTTGGAGTCGAGCTGGCCCGACACATTCATATTCACATCTTTCGAACGGAATTTCGCATCGTACCCCATGAGCGTGAACTGGAGCAGTGAATCACTGAACTTCTTCACAGTGTCGCCCGTCTTGACGCCCTGATGCACGATCGGCTCGTCGTGTCCAATCACTGAGCGGCGGTACGCTTCGGCACGCATCGTATCGACCATCTCCTCTTGGATGCTGTCCATGATGCTGTCGAACATTTTGTGGTCACCGCGCCAGCCGATCAGCGTCTGCCGATGGATGCCCGCCGTGGTGTAAGCGTGACGCAATGAGAATTTCGCATGGGGTGGACCATCACGGAATTCGGCGATGATGATCAGCATTTTGAATGCTTTGGTCTCTTCGAGTAACGCCAAATCACCAACCGCTTTGAGCGTGGGATCGTTGCACTCTTTCGTGTGTGCAAGATGACTGGCTGAATTGGGCGGGTGCCGCACGCGGTCACGCACGATTGCGTCCAGCAGTGTTTGCACAGAGATTCCCGCACGACGCTCGTACTCGGCGATCGTCTGGGGTCCGATGTCTTTCAGCAGTTTGAGATCGTCATTGAAGGCCATGGAGCGAATTAAACCACAAATGCCACGCGGCACACAATATGCGGCTTTGTCTACAGCTGAGTTATGAGACTGAAGCTGAGCATAACGCGGAGTTATAAAGCTTTCGTGCGCGTACACGAGGAGGGTAGAGAGAGGCCCTAAGTGGTGGTGGAAGAATATTCGACGTCTGGAGACTGCGGTTTGTTCCATAATGATGGAACGGTGATGGAACGCACTATTGCCTCACAAGCCCCGTCCGACGCGGGTTTCGAGACACACAGCCCGTGTACCATTGTTCCATCATATACCCATATATATTAAACCATGTCGTTGACAGGGCATTACCCCCGCGTGCGTGTGTAACAATGGTACACGAGGTCTTTTTTCGAATGGGAGAGGCGTTCCATCTGGCGTTCCATCTTTATGGAACGGTGGAACGTTGCTTTTTGTTCCACCAGCGTCGGGAGGTCCGACACGAGTACAGCGCATTGCACGCCGTAGACGAATTAAACCACGAATTCTCGCAGTGCCGCAAGTACGTCCTCGGTGCCACAGCCTCGTTTGTCGAGTCGTACGCTGTATTTACGCCACATCGCTTGGGTCCAGTCGCTGGTCGCCAGCTCTGCCGCGTTGAACACGAAGACCTCGTCGCCGACTTGGACCACGAGCCAAGTGTTGCCGCCGTTGATCTGGTGCCGAATCGCCCAGTAGCGTTGGCCGTTGGTCCAGTGTGGGAGCTTGATGGTCGTGGTGGCTTTCACCGGGAAGGCATCGAGGCATTTCAGTTCGATCCAGCCGGTGAGCGGGCGATTGTCGGTGGCGGGCGAGGCCTTTGTGCTGAAGTACAGGTCCGGAGTGTCTTTTTTCACCCGGTTCTCGACACGTTCCAGCAGGGCGACGTGGCCCACCTTGCGGACCAGCCAGTCGTAGAGCTTCTGCTCAGGCAGTCGCACCGGATCTCCGCATCTGGCTCCGATACCTCTCCGAGGCCTTCCTTGGGGTCTTCCTTGCGTCAGAAGATATAGTACCGGTATGGTAATAGCTTGGCATATCTCAAGCGTCTCCGGAGGGCTTCCGTAAGTTCCTGACGAATACCGCGAAAGAGGCGGCGGTGTCGCCCAGCGGAGTCATCGCGGCGATCTTGAAGGCGGCGTCGTCGAGTGCTTGCTGGTAGGCAATCTCGTACACATCCGCGATCAGCGTTTGGAGTTGGGGCAGGTCCGGGAACGCCCGGTCAGCCATTTCGAGTATCGTCGTCTTGGTCATCTAGTAGCTCCCGTCTGAATTCGTGGATCGCCCACAACAGCGTGCCCACCCCGAGAGCGAGGAAGGCAAGCAGAACGTAGACGAGGTCGGCCATGGGGCCGATTGTACCTCACGCGATGAGGCGACGCAAGGCATTGGCCAGTCGCATCGACGCCACCCCGGGGTTCGGGGCACCGGTGAAGATCGCGGGGTCCACGCCGTATTTCGCGCACAGTCCGAGCCGCGCTTCGCGGGTTTTGTGGACGGCGAGAAGCTGGGCCACGAGGTCCGGGGTCCGGGTGGGCTTCGAAGGGGTCGCCGAGGCCTTCCGTGGGGTCTCCGTCGCGCTCGCCGCCCGGGGTTGGGGTGTAAGTACCGGGGCGGGTCTCGAAGCGACGGGAAGCCTTCCGGTGGCTCGGCCGCCGACGATCGTCACGCCGGATTCGGTGGTGTAGCTGGTGCCGTTGGCACGGGCGTACTCGCCCTTTGCCCAGTAGGGCACATAATCGGGATCCCCACTGGGACGGGGGGAGTGTTCGGTCAGGGGTGCAAAGTCCATGGGTTTAGCTCCTTTTTACTGGTTTACGGCTTCGGAGATCTCGTCGGCGGCCGTGTCGATCTCTTCGATCGCGGACTCGAGCGAATCATTGGCCGACTCGAATGCTTGGGCGATCTCTTCGATGCGCTGGCCGTTGTCGGACGCTTGGAGGCCTTCGGGCATGTTGTCGAAGCAGTCCTGCTCTTCGGTCGCGAGGTCCTTCAGGTTATCGAGGGCGAAGCGGAGATTTTCGAGCGCGGTACGGACGGCGATCAGTTCGGCTTCTACTTTGGCGCGGCGTTGCTTGTTCATGGTGTTGTCCTCTATCTGTTGGTGTGAAAAGACTCTATTATAACACAGGTGCCATACCTTTGTCAATACCCCAGTCGCCGTTGGGTGAACGACACCCAGCATCGGGCACACAGCCACCGGCCGGGGCGGGTTTCGACTCCGCCGCCAGCCAGTCGCTCGACTTTGCATTTTGCACAGGTCTGCATCAGTCAGCCCCGGAGGTTGTCGTCGATCCAGCGGTCCAAGGCGCGGAAGGCGAGCCAGCGATCGATTTGCTGGCCATCCTTCGTCGAATCGAACCACGCGTCCACCTTGGGGCCGTCGATTTCGGCGCGGAAGGCGATGCGCTGGCCGTCCAGTAGCATTTCACCCGTGAGGGTGGCCGAGTGCAAGCGCACCCGGACTTCTTTTTTGGTATTAGGCATTTGCGGTTTCCTTCAGTGCTTTGCGGATCATGTTGCCGAGGTTCATGCGTTGCATGCCGGGGTTCAGGTGGGCGAAACGGTCGCGGAGGCCAGCTTGGGAGATCCCGGTGGCCTTGGACGCTTGGGCGTACACGCCGTCGAGGGTCAGCTTGCGCAAGCCCACTGCCACGGCGTCGCCCTTGTCGATCGAACGCTTCTTCGTGCCGTCGGCCAACTGGGTGGTGTACGCGGTGTACTGGGGCAGGTAAAGGGGATCTACTTTGCCGTTTTTGCGCTCGTTGATGTCCATCTTGGCGCGGGCGGAGGCCTTGGCCTTTTCGATCACGAGCTGGGCAGTCGTGGGAGCGGTGATTGCAGTGTGGCCGGAGAGTGCGCCGTTGCGGACCTTAGAAGTCTCGCCATCGACGGAGATCGTGGTCCAGCCGCCGTTCACGGCGACGATTTCAACTTGCTGGCCTGTGGCGGTGATGATTGCTACGTTTGTCATGGTGTGTGTCCTCTATAAGATTATCGGGTTGTGGGTCTCTGTATCTTTTTATCGATCCAGAAACTGAATTATAACACGGGTGCAATGGGTTTGTCAAGTACCCCCCTCAAACGACCCTACTGCGAATAGGGTCATTCGGCCTTTCCCGAGGGATCGTAAATCGTGTCCACGTACTCTTGCACGCCCTCGGTCCACTCGGCACCGGGCCAATAGACCACGTAGCCTTTGCCCATCTGGTCCACAGTCGCGCCAGCCTTTGGCAGTCCGTCCATGTCGGAGCCGTGGTCCACGACACAGGCGACGCAGTCCTGCCCATACATGAAGCGGCCCGAGTAGGGGATGGGTTTTAGGTCCCGATTGGCGATCGCGTCGATCAGGTCCATGGTGGTGTTCAGAATCATCATACGTAGGCTCCTTTTCTCTTCAGCATCATTTGGCGGTCGCGGATGGCGTCGATTTCGCACCACAGCTTCCGATCGTATTCGGCGTCGCTGTTCGGGCCGACGGCGAGCATCGCGTCGTAGCAGTCGCGCAGAGCGCGGTCGCACATGTGGGCGTCGTACTCAGCGAATTTGCGACGGAAAACCGCCGCGAGGTCAGTGTAGGAGATCGTACGGTTCATTATTTCACCTCCGCATTGCCGGACATTTCGCCGTCCATGATGTCGAACAGCACGGCCTTCGCACGATTGAGCATTTGGCGGGCGGCCTCGGTCTGCCCCATGGCCATCAGCTCCTGCGCGTCGGACATCAGGCCCGCGACGACCATGTTGCCGCCGGTGTAGCGGTAGGTGATCGACTCGCGAATGGAGGCCTTGAACTTCTCGATGTCGCAACCGTACATTGACTGCTCGTTGCTGGTGATTGATGTCTGCATTGTGTTGTCCTCTATGTGTTGTTAAAAAGGTTATATTATAACACAGGTGCTACAATCCTGTCAAGTATTCCATGAAGCGAGTCCACGCCACCATTGCAGAAATGGAGCTTCGGGGCCTTTCGGTATTTGTCCTGCACGGCGTGATTGATGAACTTCGTCATTAGGACCGTGTGCGCACGGGTGAGCTTGTCGTAGGTGACGGCTTGCTCCGGCGTGAAAAAGCTCAGGTCCAAGCGATCGTGGTATTTGTTCGCTACCGCGTGAGCTTGGGCGGGTAGTAGTCCGATTACCAGCACGCCGGGACGGGCGTAGCCAGTGGGGTGCGGAATCGGCTGGGGGTTGTGCTTCGGACGATTGACCACGATCTGCGGGGCGTTCTCCAGCATTTGCGTCGACATTTTATCTGCAACCCGGGCGGCCACGGACTCGGCGACAACGTCCAGCAGTAGCTCGAGTATATCCGCGAGCCTCGTCTTGGGGGTCTCCTTGCGTTCGGGCGCGGGGGTCGGGGCTAGTATAGGGGCAGGGGCTTCGACGGCCTTCGGAGGCGTCTTCTTCGACTCCTGCTGAGCCTTTTGCCGGGCGACTTCGATACGGTCTTTGTAGTTGAACACGCGCTGGTCGGTGACCTTGATCCAGCGGCTGGCATTGAGCACAGTCTGTGCTTCGCGCAATGCCTCTTTGCGGGTAAGATTCGGGCGTTGGCGAAAGACTTGCTCCATACGGGCGAAGATCGCGCCTTTTTCTATGTGTGACCAGACGATTCGAGCCATGATTTCCTCTATGTGTTTAAAAAGCGGGGGCCGAAGCCCCCTTGAAAATGGCAACTGCAGAAGCCATACCCCCATTATACCAGCGCGAGAGCCTGTGTCAATGCATCGCGTTTCAGGCGGGCACCGGCACCGAACCAAGCGGACTGGAGACGGGTGTCGCGCGATGCGGCTTTGCGCTCGTGATCGGCGAAGCGGGTGACGGCGTTCAGCAGTCCCCACGCGGTGCCCTGTGCAGTCTTGGCTCGCTGGCCCACGCCGTCGAGGTAGATCTTAGTCACCAGCTCGATCATCGGACGCTTGGCTTCGACGTCGATCGACTCGGCCTCGTCGCCGTAGAACACGTCGAGGAAGTAGCGGGTCGCCTCTTCTTTCGACACTTTGCGCTTGGACAGCGTGGTCGCGTTCGTCTTGAACTGGCTCCAAGTGTCCGCACACAAGCCCAACTCGGCCTTGAACTTCTCGGCGTTGAATCGGGTGCTGTGTGGCACGCGGATTTGGCCGGTCTTGTTCGCTACGGCCAGCGACAGCGTATTGTTGCACACGACACGGGTGGTCGTGAACTGCGCAGTGTTCGACATTGAGCCGTCGCAAGACGTCGCCAGCAGTAGGTAGGGCAGGACCACGTCACCGCCGCCCACGTCGAACGAATCCTCGGCCTTGGCCAATGCCCAGTAGGTGGAGCCGTTGCGCAGGACGCCAGCAGTCTCCATCTTGAAGTCGCCGCCTTCGGTCAGGTCGCGAAAGAACTCCATCACGGCGCGGGGTTGGGTGATAAAGTAATTGCTCGACATGACGGACAGGGGTTCGCCGGTATCGGAGCGGTACAGTGCCCAGCGTGCGGGTACGGTCTGCATACGGACCGGATTGTCCTCCTCGTCGCGCACCTCGTAGGCGATCGCGCCCTTTTTGACCTCCCAGTCGAGGCCCGCTTCGCGAGTCCAGACGTCGAGGGGGGCGTCGGGGGTGAGCTTCTGTCCGAGTCCGTGCCAAGGGGTCTCGCCCGCGTATGCCATTGATGCTTTGCCAGCCGCATTGAAGTTAAGTTCGTGTGCCATGATGTCTAGTGTCCTCTATGTGTTGATGAAGAATGAATTATACCACAGGTGCTACAATCTGTCAAGTATCGTCTAATCACCGAGTACTTCCCAAGTGTCGCCTTTGTGACCACACTCGTCGCACTGGTAGCCGTACTTGGCCCAAAAGATCTCGTGTCGAGGGTCCGATTTGGACTCCAAGAGCTTGACGCCCATACCCGCGTTGCAGATCGGGCAGGTATCTAGGCCCTCGTCCTCGACTTCGTCGTCATGCATAGTGTACTCCTACGATTAACGCCGCAAGCAGTGCGACACTGAGGGTCCAAAGGACCGCATCCCAAAAGACCTCGGCCGCTGGGCGGTACGTTGGCTCGAGTAGCGAGAGCTGGAGCCTTTCCATGTCCGCGCTTGGCTCCCACGTCTGCCGGGGCTGGTACATGCACCCGATTTGAATGCCGGTCTTGGTGGTGTAAGGGGTGATCTTCATTTTACGATCTCCATTTGGCGGATGTTCATCACCTCGACTTCGCCGGTGTGCTCCTCGACCCACTCGGCCGACAGGTGTGCGCGGACGGCGTCCATGTCCAGCTGTGGGCGGGTCGTGAACTTGATCTCGATCTGGTGCTGGTCGCCACGGTAGATCGCGTTGCCGCCCTTGCGGAAGATCTCTTTCAGGTACTTCTCGCGGGCAGTCAGTGCCTTGAGCTGGTCACGCACGCTGGCGAGTTCGTCCACCATGTCAGTGGTGATTGCGACGGGCTTAGTGGTAGTCTTTGCCATGATTGTGTGTCCTCTATAATGTCTATCGGTTGAGTGGTTACTGGATCGTCTTACCAACCCAGAATCTGTATTATAACACAGGTGGGGTAGCCTTGTCAATACCCCCCTTCGGTATTCGTGTCGCCACGATGGTCGCATACCCCGCGATGTCCACCCATGAGTCGAGGTGGTTGGGGTCGCCGTTCAAAATGCGGGAGGCCTTGCACGCGATCATGTCGAGCGATTCACGCTGGTGGTACTCCAGCCGTTCCCAGCCGGGGCACTCGCGAAAGAGATCCTTCAGGGTCTGTGCGATCTCGGCTTGAATCGTGTAGTCGCCGTACGACTCGCCACGCTCCGCGACCACCCCGTCTATGTTAAGAGATGACTGCGGCATGAGCGAGTCCTCCTTTTTTATATCGGCTCTTGTACGAGCCGGGAGGAGCTTCTTTCACCAGACGCTCCACGATGTCTTCGGGGTCGTAGCCTTTAAGCATTCCGCGAATCAGAGCTTCGGTCGTGGCCTGTCGTCCAAGCGTCGTGGGGCCGAATGCCCCTGCTAGGTCCTGTGGGTTCGCCATAACTTGAGGCTCGGCGAGATTCTTCAGCAAGACGTCCTCGTAGGGGCGCACTTGGCTGATTCGCAGTGGCGACGCCGTACCGGTGCCGGGGCCGTAGGCTCCCGCCATTTGCGCTTCGCGCGTCATCAGTGTGCCGATCGTTTCGTCAGGTGTCATGTTCAGGAAATTCGGGGTGCGCAAATCCTGCGCCGCGTCCATCAGTTCGTCGGTCTTCTTATTCGTTACTAGATTCGGACCACCGAATAACTTCTTCAGGTAGTAGTCTTCCTTGTGGCTGGCTTGAACAGGCATCGAGAAAAGCTGGCCGGACATCCCGGGCGAGTACGCCACCTCTTCGACTGGGGCGATATATCCGAGGTTCCCGTGTCCGAGCGAATGGGACGCCACATTGCCGAGTCGCCGCACTTGGTTTACATCCGTCAAATGCGACGCGAAGTTACCATGCCCCTGTGCACGCATCATGTCGTACGCCAGTGCGTACAGCTCTTTGCCTTTCGCGGGCAGACTCTTCCACCACGCGGAATCGGGGTCCTTCAGACCGTACGTTCCGGGCTTGACGTCCATGGCGTAGAGTTCAGTCATCGTCGGGTGAGGCATATCCATACCGAACTGTGCCCGAGCCGCATTCCACTGGGGATCGCGCATCGCCGCTTCAGCCATGTAACGCTCCAGCTCGAAACCGAGCGGGGTCTTGTCTTTGTCAAGCCTTGAGGGTGACCACGTGATGTTCGGATGAATACCCCGTGCATGTGCCTCGTCTATGTCCTTAGGTGCTTTACTCTCGGGGTCGAGTCGGATTTTGCCGGTAGAGGGCATATAGCCACGCTGTACCGCGCCTTCGTTCGTCGAGGACATCGTCGCACGAATCGGCTCGCCACTGGCGGTCTTGCCAAACATCCCGGCCTTGTTGTACTGCTCGAGCACTTCAGCGGGGAGCATGCCCGCCTGTGCTTGACGCATACCCAGCGGGACGCGCTGTGCGCCGGGGAGAGTGGCAATGGCGCGGTGGCCCCTGCCTACTCCCTCCATTAGGTCAGCGAACGATAGGTTCTTTACTGGTGGCATTCTATCCCCTCAAGGTGATCATATGCGTCGCGGAATTCGTCGACTACGTAGTCGTAAGAATCGGAGGCGTTCTCACGCACCATCTCTTCCCACTCTAAGTTGTGGTCGCAGTATTCCGACTGGTCTTCGCACATTTCGGCCCGACGCAGTCCGGCGTAGGTCGCATCGTCAATACCCAATGCGGCAAGCGCGGCGCGAGCGCGGGTGAGCAATTCGCGAGATTCGGGTTTCATCGTAATCATGGTAGTAGTCCTCTATAGTCTATGTGTGGTGGAAGGGAAGTCATATTATAACACACGTGGGACTAGGCGTCAAGTGCGGTGGCCAGCCCGCCTTTTGCGTATCGACCCTTAATCGCTTCCAGCGGCACACCCTTGAACAGTTCATACGAGATCTCTTCGGGTGTCTGCCCACGGAGCATTCGCGCCACGGTCTCCTCAGTGGTGAGTGCTCGTCCAAGAGTGTTGGGTCCAAATGCGCGTAAAATGCTGTCTCTACCCTGCTCACTGGCTTTTTTCACCGTCGGCACAGACAAAGCCCGGAGGTCTTTCATGTCGAAAGGCCCAAGTCCTTGAGTCGGTGGTCCATAAGCCCCCGCAAGTTGTGCCTCGCGCAAAAGCATATAGCCCGCCATCTCGTCATCGGTGAGACCAGCAAATGCCCGAGGTCCCATTCCTTGGAGCTTCGTGCCGAACTTCGAAGGCAACAAATCGCGAAGGTAACTGTCTTCAAGATTTATGTCATCGACCGGCGACTTAAAAGATTGAGAGGACCACGGGGTCAATCCCCGGACTTTTTCTTCGTTCAACGGCGAAATCGTGCCGAAGTCACCATGGCCGAAATAATGTGACAACACATTCCGAAGTCGGCGCGGGTGATTCACTTCAGTCAGTGTTCCTGCGGTTACGCCAAATTCACCACGAGGTGCACGCGACATATCGTACCCAAGCTGGTAGAGGTTAGTACCGGGGGATTTAAATCCTTTCCACCCGGGGCCACTGCCGCCTGCATCCATCGCGTTAATTTGGAACATTTGAGCGGATTTGGAACCAATACCGGTCTCACGCCCAGCCCGCACGTCGGCCTTATACTTTTCGAAGTTACGAGCATCAATCGGACCGAGCATATTTTCAATCCGATTGAATAATGGGCCGGTCCGGTTGTAATCGTACGTGTCGTAGTCGTAGTCTTTCTTAAAGCGCATGGTCGGATTGCCATCGCCTTCCCGGTATGCTTTGGGCGTCTTGCTTTCCCCATGTAGAACTATATCGAATTTATCATTCGTATTTTCTTGGATCGGCACATTCTTACTTACCGGGCCGTCAACGTGGGGACTCATGACTGATGCCCGCACAGGTTCGCCGCTCGGCAATGTGCCAAATATCCCCTTGTCGCTCGCGATCTTGGCCATTTCGCCGTGCGTCTTGCCGCGCAAAAGATCTCGAATTTCGAACGCTTGAGCACCGGGTTTGGCCGCCGCCGCTTTGTGGACGTCGGCCAGCCCCGTAAGCAGGTCTTTAAACGTCAGTCCCTTCGGTATGGGCGGAGCCATGGTATACCTCGTCGCTGATCGCCAGCGTTTGCAGGTGGATGTCGATCGTGTCTTGCATATTCTTCGCGTATCCACCGGCTAGATTCCACACCAATGGGACCCCGGCTTCGCGTGCGGCAGTGAAGATACCACGATCGCGGGCCGCGAGACCCTCCTTGGACAGGTACCCGACGCCGTAGGGGTCTTGGTCCCAAGCGTCAGCACCGGCCTGATACAGTATTATACCAGCTTTAGAGTGTCGAATCAATCCCTTGGCGAACGACTGCCACATCGCGGCATTCCAGTCGGACTGGATCGGGCGTCCTATGTCGGGGCGGGTGACGTGCGTAACGCGACCCCGAATCATCAGGTGGTCCAGTATATCCTCGGTCCCGTCGCCGTGGTGACCATCTCCGTCTATAATCAGCACATTCTTCGCGCCGTTGCGCAGTGCCTTCATCGCGGTGATCATCAGCCCGTTGAACGTGCAGTACCCGTACCCATCCTCGAAGTGGGCGTGGTGGAAGCCCTGAGTCGCGGAGCACGCCACGGCACCACGCACGCCACCTTGCTGGAGCACGTGCTTAGCCGCCGCCCAGTGGCCAGCGTTCGAGTAGAGGAGCGAGTTCGTGATCTCCGGATCGATCGTGTTGAACCCGTTGGGGGCGACATTCTTCAGGATGCCACGGACATACTCGCGGTGGTGCGCCTCCTCGAAGTCTACCGCCGTGTATGGCTCGAAGTTCGAGCGCACGTCGCCCTCCAACTGGTGGATGAACTCGGGAATCTTCCTAACGGAGATAAAGTCGTAGGAGACCTCTTGGGCCGGGTGGTAGAATACGGGGGTGTTAGTCATGGTAATGTCCTCTATAGTTTATTGGTAGGGGACGAATTATACCACACCTGCGATAGATTGTCAACCCCCTTCTTTTTCTTGTCCTTCGGCGGCTCGGGCAGTTCAGCACGCTCGATGTCGCGCTCGTCGGCCTTTTCGCGAGTCGTGAAGCGAAATTCGCAGTGATTGCAAATCCGGCGACGGCGGGTGATGCCGTTAGCGTTTTGGTAGGTCGTCGTGACCCGGGTGTCTTCCCCACACTTGATGCAGTTCATAACCATCCCCCTGTAATTCCTATATCGTTGCACACGCGACGCACCGACTCGCGGGGCGAGAGCTTGGGATGCAAACGCTCGGCCTCAGTCACCATGTCGGACAGAATCGCCCGGAGGCCGTCCAACACTTGCTTAGCGTGCGCTCCGACTCCGTTGTCCTGCAGGAAAAAGATCGCCTCGATCTGGTCCGCAAGCTTCACGATCGTCTCTACTTCTGTGCCGCGCACTTGTCGGTAAGCCGACATGGTCTCGGCGTCCACTCGGTCCTCAGCCTTTTCCACGATACCCTTACCCCCTACGGCTTCTAGGTCTCGCTTGAAAGGCGTTGGCATATCTCCGGTGCGCACCTCGATGATGTCGTGCGCGAGTGCCCACTGCAGGAGCTTCAATTTGCCCGATTCCTGCAACAGGCCATTCCAGCGCATTGCGGCCGCAAGGGATCCCGCGATCACCGCTACTGCGAAAGAGTGCTCGGCCAGCGTCTGCTCGCGTGACGTCTGCACGATGTGCCAGCGACGAACGTGGCAAGCGCGAAGCTGTTCGTATACTGTTAAACTCATAAGGGTGCGTCCTCGTAATTCTCTATGTTAAATGGTAGCCGGTAGAGCGGCTGGTGTTCAGGCAGTTTAGACGGGAATGGCCACGTCACGACTTGACGGCTTGCAGTCTGCGAATCTGGTCCGCTATCTGGTCGCCAGTCAGCTCGTCGAAGAGCTGGAATTCGTACTGCCGGGCCACGTGTTCGAGTGCTCCGTTCCATATCTTTTTCACTGCCTCCCTATTTTCATTATCTTCGGACCCGAGCACGTTACCAAACGTCTGCTCGTACCACTGATCGAATGCTTCATTTCTCTTCGACATGGCGCATTATCCTTGTGTTAACGTCCACTTCCCACTGACGTTGCTCATTGATATCCATCTTGTCTTCTACCGCCTTATGTACGTCTATGCCGTTTTTGTGCGCGACGTCCAGCAGTAGAATCATGATATCACCCATTTCGAGAGCGGCTTTTGGGTTACGAGCGTACTCGCCCACCTCCTCGTAGAGCTTGAGTAGGATGTCCGCAGTGGTACGCGCCGGAAAACGCGAGTCTGCCCACTTGGTAATTCTATCCTGAAGCTGTCGGATGTCGGCCCCGCCGCGCTTTTTGTACGCGTTGACGGCGCGGACCGCAAGGTCGGCATTTTTATCGCAGTTCCCCATAACCCCACGCAAGTGGTGACGGACTTCGAAAGACGCGACGGTTGCGCCTTGCGCATCGACAATTTCGGCCGCCCGCTCGGGGTGGACTGCCCATGGAAGTTCATTCGCTTCATCCGTGTGTACTGTTGATTCTACCTGTAGCATATACTCTCCAAAGTTCAAGAATTCGCGCCAGCCGAGCATCTGAGCTGTACTGAGGCATTGAGTAAACATCTTTATATTCCGGTCCAAGTCCGATCCAACGCACGAATGTGTTCGGCGTACGCTCGATTGACTCCACGATATCCCGTACCTCGTCCTCGGACCTGCAGTAATTGACGAAGTTCAGGAAGATCTCACGGGCACCATTATACTCGATCGCTTCGCCGATCTGCTTGCGGCTGAACGTAAAAATACGGCGCGGGAGCTTGGTCACAGTGGTCAGCTCGGTCTTTTGCCCGATCTCCTCGAACGTGATCTCCAGCTGGTCGTCGTAGCACGGACCGGAGTACCCGACTTGCGTCCCGTGTGTGTCGAACCGGTTGGCCACGCGGATCGGGTAAGTGCGGCAAGTGCCGACGACGGTGATGTCGGGGAGGTCCATGACTTGTGGTAGCAGATCGTGCGGAATGCCGCAATCGGCGAGGATTTGCCACAGGCTCACATCACGCGAAGTGGTGTAGGGGTAGAAGCCGTGGTACATCGACAGCCCGTACCCTTGTGCACCTTCTACCAGCACGTGCTCGGCTTCACGCAGTGCGGTGCGATACGCAGACACTGTGACTACGTATTTCGCCAGCTCCGCACAATTGGCGGCTATATTCAGATCGTCCGGATCGCGCCGAATTCGCTGAATCATCGCGGCACCCACGCCCTTTTTAGTCGAACCGATCTTGGTCATTGGCCCGGCTTCCTCTTCGATGTGACGATCGGTCACTACGGCGGCGTGCGGGTGGATCGCGATTCGCACATTCTTGAGCAAGTCCGCGCACGCGGCGATCTCTTCGAGCAGTTGCTGGGGGTTTATGAGTGAGCCGGGGCCAAGTAGCACCTGCTTGAGCATGGGCGACACGATGCTATTCGCAAGGTGCGTATGGATGAACTTGCGTCCAGTCTTGCTGATGTACGTGTGCCCCGCATTGGGTGCCCACGCGGTGATTACCGTATCCGGTGCTTCGTCCTCCGCGATCTTGCCTACGATCAGCCCCTTGCCGGTGCTTCCATATTGCAAATCGACTACGACTTTAATCTTGTCCATTACCTCTATCCTTTCGCTTCGTACCAGTCTTCGCCTATACCCCAGTCGCACGTGATCGGAACACGCAGATGAATGGGGCATTCTACACCATCAAAGGTCGTGTAGATTCGTGCTACCTCTTTCGCTTTGTCAAGTGAGTCATTATCGAGCGATATGCCCACCTCGTCGTGCACCGTCAGCAGTAGTCGCCCACAGCCTTCGGCGGTTAAATACTTGTGAAGCTCGATGAGCTTTTGCTTCATGCAGTCCGCGCTGGTGGCTTGGTAAATCAGCCCCGACGCCTTGTGCACGAATTGGCCGCCCGGAAAGCGAAGCCTCCGGCCCATCACCGAATGCACCGATCCGCGCTCTTTGGCAATGTTACTCGCCTTCTGTGCGGTGTTGCGCATCCCGGGGTTGGCGGTGTGGTACTTCTCGAACAGTGCCATCGCCTCAGGTCCAGCCTTAAGGAACACATTGCCGTTGGGTCCCACCTCTTCGGTATATGGCAGTCCACACTCTTGCGCTAGTCGCCCCGACCCCATATTGAACGCCAGCCCGAGGTTAATCGCCTTCGAAGACGGGCCACCCGCGTACTGAGCGTTCCGGGGTATGCCGGTGAGATCAGACACCAACTGGTGAAAGTCCAAATCGGGGTTCGCACGATAGGCCTCAAGAATCGCGGGAACCTGACCGTAATGGTTAGCCACTCGGAATTCAAATTGTGACCAATCCAGCCCCATCCATTTAGCACCCACATCAGCCTTGAAAATCGGCCGGATAAGCGATTTGATGGCAACGTCTCTAGATGGTATCTGCTGGAGAGCGGGATTGGTAACTGATAGACGTCCAGTGCCAGTGCCCGCCTCAGAGTCGTTTTTAGTCTGATTATAATTGCAGTGAATGATGCCATCGTGTTCATGCCCTAAGATGTGACCCGATAGGAATGTATCCCGGGTCTTGAGCATTTTGCGCAAGTCGAGAATCATCTTTGCGGCGGGGTGCTTCATGCGACGTAGGCAGTCGGCGTTGATCGAGGCCTTGCCACCGTCGGTCTTGTCCGCTTTTGTGCCATCAATCAGGTACCACTCATTATCGTCCCCGAGTGTCGGCTTGAATAGGTCCGCGATCGATCCGGAAGGGTTCGGGTTGACCTCGAAACCGGCCAAGCTATTCAGATCCCTCTGCATATTGTCAACGCGCACGGTGAGGTCACGAACGGCCTTCTCAGCCAGCCCTACATCCACCCGCACACCCTGCTCTTCCATGTCCATGATGACTGGCATCAAGTCGCGCTCGAGCTTGTGCACTTGGGCGAGATTCTGCGTCCGCATCTGCTCCTCTTGCCACTGGTACAGTGCCAGCGTCACCACAGCGTCTTGAATCGCGTATTTCGACACGAGACTGATGGGGGCGCGAGAAATGTTCGGCATCTGTGCGTTGCGAGTCGGGCGACCACCGAAGAGGCGCGACATCTCCTCGTAGATCTCCTCGTCCTTCTTCATCCCGCAGTATTTACGAGCGAGGAAGTCGAGGGCGTACGTGGGTTCGTGCTCCGAAATCAGAGCGGCACGGGTCATCGTGCAGTCGATTCGGTCCAGTGGTAGTGCGACTCCGGCTTCGCGCAGGAAGTGCAAGTCGAACTTGAGATTATGGCCAACCCACAGCCCGACGCGCTTCTCTTTGATAAGATCGTTGAGCCATGCGACGATGTAGGGGTCGGACCGGACGTCCCAGTAGCCCGAGTACCCCGGGAATGCGATGGAAATGCCGAACAGCTTGTCGGCCCACCACTTCAATCCCGTGGTCTCGGTGTCTATGACCACGACAGGTTCGTAGTCAATGCGTGGGAGTTCGGTCATCAGAATGGGATGTCGTCGAATTCAACGCCGGAATCACTCGCTGGTCGGCCAGATGCCGCAGTTCCGCCCTCTTTGCGATTGATCTTGATGGAGAAGTATTTCTTGCCTTCCATCTTGCCACCGGCCTTGCCTTCATTAACCCACGCGGAAAGCCAGTAGTCCACGCCCTCTACGTTGATCGAGCCAGTGAATTCCGGATGCTTGTCCGTCTTGCGATTCTCAGCGCGAGCCATAATGCCCGAATTGGTGTTATCGTATGCCATCTTGAATGTCCTCTATCTGTTGGTTACTGAAGTGGCTATTATACCACCCGCGATACTGTCTGTCAATTACTACAATTTGTACCCGTTGTACCCCTCCACTATGTCCAGCACACGCTTCGATCGAGTCATTCCCACGTAGAACACTCGAACCTCGTCGTCCGGTGACTTCTCGGCGGTCTGCTGTACCCGCGTGGTCATGTCGGTCAGAAGAACGACTCGGTCCGCTTCGTGACCTTTTGCCGCGTGGATCGTAGAAAGGCGGATAGTCGGCTCAGTATCGAGGTCAGCGTCTGCGTAGAAGTCCACGACTCGGCCGGGGATTTGGAGGGCCACGTAGAATGGGGTGCGACCAAGAGTGGCGAGGTCGCCCGCTTCAAGTAGCCGCCTTGTCTCAGCACTGGAAATCGTGAATATTGCGTTTCGTTCTCCATCAGTAATCCGCTCACCTCGACCCAGCTTGCGAAATGCTCGTAGTCCGGCGGCGTATCGATTTTGATACAGTCCGGGGCGGCCCGACTCGCGCGTGTACGGGATGCGGCGTTCAATGAGCGATTGTTCAACTTCGCGGAGGACTGAATGCGTCCGTCCCAATAGTAGTATATCTTCCCCGTGGGTGATCTCCACCGAGTTGATCGATCCGTGTACTCGGACCAGTCCCATATCTGCTTTGGGACTAAACTCCTTATCCACGCGGAATGCGACTCGACGGATAAGCTCTTGCGATCGTGCGTGGACTGAAGCAGGAAGTCGATGCGAGTACGAGAGCACATGGCTATTACCCTTGTGCTTGTCCGTAAATCTTGCCATACCGTGTACATCCGCACCGGCCCACGTATAAATCGCCTGATCGTCGTCCCCTGCGATATGCACTTCGTGAGAACGTCTGACGAGCTTCTCGATAACAGCCCACTGAAGAGGTGATAGGTCTTGAGCTTCGTCGACAAATACAACCTCTGCGTCTGCTCGCACTGCGCCCCGGGCGGCACGTTCAAGCATATCGGTGAAATCGTAATATCCGTACGTAGATTTCCAATCAGCATATGCCCGAACGAACGCATTGAACTCGGCCCGAGTGCCCGGCCGGTCCGAGATGTCGTATACTTCTGCCGGATTGGAAAAGGTGTTCCGGGCATAATTGAGTAAGTCAAGGTAGAAGTCTCCATCGGCACGCTCCTCATCATCTTCCGGGGATTTACCAATGATCGGTATCCCCATTACGGTTGAAAATTCGCGAAGCTTCATCGGGTCCACGACTTGCGTCTGCCGCAAGCCCATGTGCCGGAAGGCCATCGCATGAATGGTGGACACATTGTCCGATCGCTTGAGGCCCAGCCGGGAGAGTGCCTCGGATGCCGCCGCACGGGTGAAAGATACGAAGGCCACACGTTCGGCTTGAACGCCTGAATCCCTAGTCTCTTTCACACGCCGGAGTAGCTCCGTGGTCTTGCCAGTCCCGGGAGGTCCGTAGATGGCGTTAACTTGCATTAGCCGCGATGCTTCACTGCACGCACTGCCCACATCTGGGCCGTGACCGCGTGCGCAATCGCCGTGTTGAACATCTCCTGCACTTCGCCATCGTGATAGGCGTCGCGCAGTGTGCGCAGATAGACGACTGATGTGTCGAACGCTTGATTCACGTTGCGGATTCGACGCTCCTCGTCGCTTTCGGCTTGAGGAATCGGAGACACAGGCATCGTAGTCTCCATCTCTTTAAATTCGGAGAGCACATCTTCCGCTGGTGTCTCCACTTGCTTTTTGGTAGCCATAATAGTCCTTTACCGGGGGCCGAAGCCCCCTTGGTTGATCAATACTCAGAATCTGCCACTTCGTGCACTTCGCCGTCGTAGTCATTGGAGACCTTGACGCCGCCGGAACGGATGGTTTCGTACAGCTTCTCAGCACGCTCGTACAGCTCTTTGTTCACGAACCCGAGGGCCGCGACATTGAAGTTGAAGTAGCTCTCGTTCCGTGCGTTGGTCTCGGTCGTAGCCGACAGCTTGTAGGCGCGGCTGAACGAATCGGTGTTGGTGAGTCGCATCAGCGAATTCCAACGCTTGGATACTTTGATCTTGGACTTAGCCATTGAGATCACCGCCTCTTGCCAGTCATCACCGTTGCGGACGAGCACGAAGTGCTGTGCCGTGTCGGAGACTTCCAACGCTTCTTCGGCCAGCTCTGCGATTGCACGGTCAGCCAACTCTTTAGTGGCGAATGCACCACGGAAGCCGTTGCTACCGCCGCCGCCCGCTTTGCGGTCTTTCCACACGAGGTACTGCTTCGTATAGTACACTGGCACTACAGTCACTTCAGTACCGTACAGCGTACGTGTGACATTGTTGTACAACATGCCTTCTTCCGCGCCATCGATGTAGGCTGGATCGCTTTTCTTGCGCACTGGAGACAATGCTTGGATCAGCTCAATACGGGGGATGATCATATCGTCAGTGCCGACATTCTCCGCGCCCCGGTTACCTTGCTTCAAGAAATCCGGAATCTCGTTAGTTACAAGTTCGAATTCTTCTTTCACTGCTACTTGATTTTTAGCCATTACTAGCTCCTAGTTACATGCACGCATTGCGTGCGGGTTGTCCGGCATTATTGCCGAATTCAGGTCCGCGTGATTGATGCACGCGTAAAGGGCGACACATTCAGAAGCTGGTCCGGCACTTCTTCGCCTTCGCGGAACATCTTCTTCACGGCCGCCTTAAGTGTAGACGGATTAATATTCTCCTGCAAGAGGTCGCCGCGCCCGTTGTCGCGAAGCCATGTGAAGAACTCGGACTTCTGGTCCGCTTTCACCGACACGTGCATGTCCGCCGTCAGTGACACTCGGCCAATGCCGGTCACATTGATGCGGTCCACTCCGTCCTCCTCCATCTTGGCGGGGATCTTGGTGATGCGCAGGAAGTCGAATTCCTTGTTCACGATCTTGAGCTGGTCTTCCAATGCCTCTTTGCGATTCTGCATCGTGGACATCGCGTGCACTAGGTCCACAAGTGAGACGTTGTCGTACTTGGAGTACTCATTTTCCATTTCAGTAGACATTCTTTTCTCCCTTTACTCCGATTCGGATTGCGGTGTATTGCCTGTCGCGGTTGTTCCACTTGAGGATGTTGAAGGTGTCTCCTTTTTCTCGAGCCATCGCAAATACCAGCCCCGCGACGATAGGACTTCCACTGGGGGCGATGAAGTCAACGGCTGGGTCGTATTTGTCGAATCGGCTTCGGATGAAGGAGATGAGCTTTTGATTGTGGAGGGAATCCGGGACATTTGACACCTCACTGGTGGACAGGAATACAGGTTCACCGAAGCGTTCCACATCCTGATAATTGGCTGTCGTGACCTCTTGTGTCACGAATACTACGGGTTTTTGCATACTTCCTCTATGTTCTAATGTCTATATACCCTATTATACACTACGCGAGCGTGCCTAGCAAGTTACGATCGTTTCGGTCGTTAATGCTCGTCCGCACGAACTCGCTCACGTCCTTTTTCTCTCGCAACGCCTGAGTGACGGCCGCGTCCACGGTGCCCTCGGCGATGATGTCAATGTAGGTCACGCTTCGCGTCTGCCCGATCCTGTGCGCACGGTCCTCGGACTGCTCGCGATCGGTGAAAGAGAACGAGTTCGAGTAGTACACCACCAACTCCGCACGGGTCATGTTCAGACCCACACCTCCGGTGGCCGCGTTGCCTACGAGGAATCGCGCCTTACCAGTTTGGAACAGGTTCTGCACGTTGTGGTCGCGATCGTTTTCGCTGATGCCGCCGTGAATCTCCACCACGGAGTCGTGGCCGTACTTCTCGCGCAAAGCCTCACACACCATGCGGATTTCCTCGATGAATCGACACCAGACGATCGTGCTGGCGTCGTTCTCCTCGGCTATAGCGAGTAGCTCCTCGACTTTTGGGTTCTTTCCTGCAATGCGATTGTGCGAGAACTTCGACGCGTCGTAGAGGTCGGGGTTGCGCTCGAAGGTGATGATACCACCGGCGATCTCTTGGAGCCGGAGCATTCGCTCGAGCACTGTCTTGACGGTGATTCCTTGATCTCCAGATACCGTCTTGTCACGTTTAGCAATGTCTTTATATAGTCGTTTTTGTTCATCAGTTAGCTGGACCTCGCGGGTCTGGTACACTTTTGGTGGTAATTCCGTCAGCACTTCGGACTTGCGCACTTGATAGATGAACGGCGAGATCAGCTCGATAAGCTCTTCCATATTCTGGTAGCCCACCACTTGCCGATCCTCGTATCCGCCCATAATCGCGTACCGATTGCGGAAAGAGTAGAAATCCCCGATTCCGATAATGTTCGGGTCGAGGAACTCGAATTGCATGAAGATGTCCATCGGGCCATTCGCCACTGGCGTGCCCGTCATGATCACCTTGTAATTCGCGGATTTGCCCAGCTTGACACAGTTCTTACTGCGCACGGCCGAGTGATTCTTGATCATATGTGCTTCGTCCACGATCATTCCGACGCGGGTACTGCAGTCCACGAACTTTTGCGCGAGACCCACCGCACCACCGGCCGCGAGTGACTCGGTGCCGACGATCAGGAATTTCAGGCGGCCATCGGTCGTGGTGTTCCACGTGTCGAACGCCTTGGGCTTTCCAGTGTCGAGAATAAACGTGTCGCACTCCATCGGGCAGTGGATGAGCACCTCGCGCTCCCAGTTCTTGCGCGTGCTGAACTTAGTGACGATTAGCACCCGGTCCACCTTGGCGTCCATGAAGTAGGCGGAGAAGAGATCGAGCGAAGTCTTGGTCTTTCCTGTACCCATGTCCATGTAGAACGCGAAGGTGCTCTTGTTCCACGCATGGTCGAGGCCCTTGAGCTGGTACGGCCGTGGCGTGGTCTTGAAAGAGTATACGGGCGGGAATGCCGCTATTTGGTTCGTGCGTACGCGCTCGATAGTCGTAGTTGCAACCGTGCGAGCATCGTCTGTAAATGTGTCAGCATCAAAATTACCCAGCAGGAACTCGCTATTAGCGCGTAAAGCAGGAGCTGTCCACACGCGGCGACGAGAATCCCAACGCCGATTAGGTATCCGGCGAATCTTGTCCACCATCCACGGCGGCGAGTGGATGATGAATCGGCTGGTCTTTGCATCGTAAGCGATCTGCACTTTAGAATTCTGATCGGAACTTGGGTTCATCGACTTTCACCTCGTGATCTTCAGTTATAGGAGCGTACCAAACGTTGATGGGCTTGCCGCCCGGAATTCGGAGCTTGTCGTGGTCCGCGCCGCAGTCGCGCCGCAGAGACGTCCACAGGTCCATACCTGTCATGACCTCGGCCTTGTTGCGCTTCAGGAATTCGGAGAATGCCGTACCTCGGAACACGATGCACCGCACGCCGTTGATGACCTGCACCACCGGAATATTGCGGGTCAGAGCCTTGCGGTCCTCGGTGTTCGTACCATCGGAGGTTAAGTCAGCCTTTTGCACGAACTCGTTGAACTTGGCGGCGATGATACCCGAGGCACTGGCCTCTTTCGGCACTTCGATCACCCGCAGGGTCGGGATGAGCGGGTCGAGGATACGACGTCGCCACGAATCCTGAGTGATCTTGGGGATGTTGATCTTGAGTTGTTCGAAGATCAGCGTGCCCATCGCGGCGGGGTCACGTAGGATAATAGTCGGGATGTTCGCGATGAGCTTCCCGTTGACGTGGATGCCCCAACGTGGGGGTTCGGACTGGTACTCGATCAGCTCGGTGAACTGGGGTAGGGAGTCCTGTGCGTCCAGCTCCTTGCTCTCCTCGGTCGAGATCCCGAACTCGCGGGTAACACACACCTTGCGGTCGCAAAGCGACTTACATGGCTCCTCGCTACATTTGTACAGGTAGTCACGGCGAGACGCGGAGCGAATCACCTTCTTGGCCTCGGCGGGGCCGAGCGGCTTGTCGAACATGGTCTGGTTCAACGCCATCGCATCGTCAAAGAATGTGTCGGGGCGGGCACGCTTGAGGTACACCACCACATTGTACATCGAATCGTTCCGAGAGCCGGATTCGACGCCTGTGTGAATCATCTTTTGTATGCACGGCGGAGCCTCCAAGTGCTCCCGGTGAGCCATTTCCTGCAACGCCGCCACTGTGACTCGGCGTGACTGGGCGTACGAGATGAACAGCTCGAACGACATCTTCTGGCCTTTGTCATCCACCGCGTATCGCACTGTCTTATCTTTGTCGAAGAACGGCAGGTTGATCCAGTTCCCCAGCGACTTCTCGCCACTGGACGTGGTCAGCGAGTCCTGCTTCGGGAAGATGTCCACGTGGTTTGGGATTTGGAGCATGTCGCGCCACGAATTCAGGAGCCGGATCACGAGCTTGGCCGGAAGGAATTCCTCGCCGAACAGGTACAGGTGTGCCCCGCCCGACTTGCTCCGGGTGGCCACAAGTGGAAGCCGGTAGTGCTCGATCTTCTCCACGAGCTTCGGAATGTCGATGTCAGACCCGTCGGACCCTTTGCCGTGGTTGTCCACGTCGATACAGCCGAACAGCACCGTGCCGCCGTCCGTAATCGGAACTATGCCCAGCCCCATCCGGCCCTCCAAATGGTCGGCGTAATGCTGGAGTGTGACCTCGCTCTTTTCGGTCACCATCTTGCCTGTCGCGGGATCCCACTGCCCAAAGGACCGAAGGTTACCGGCGAACAGATTGGCGTAGTCTTGAACTAGACTAGTCATCGTTTTACCTCTCTATGCGTCTATGTATTGACACCACTTCTGTGGGCTGGTATAATTATAACATCTCGCCATCGGAACATCAATACTCACCGTTTGTTCCACCGTTCCATAGCAATGGAACACATGATGGAACACCCTCTCCCATTCGACAGACGGCCCCTCTGTACCATCGTACCACGCGCACGCGGGGAATGCTCTGTCAACGACGTGGTTCGAATAGGGGGGTATATGATGGAACGGGGGATACAACGGAACACGGCATATCCAAGCCCCGAAGGACGCGGGCTTCGAGACACTGGAGCGTTCCAGACGCCGTACCATCTTAATGGAACAGGAAGTCTATTCCGGGGTATTCTCATGCGTGCGCATGTAAGCCAAGTGTAAGCCGGGGTGAAGAGAAGCCCCTCCGAGCGTGTCGAAGGGGTCGGAGCTATGTAGATAGCTTACTGGCCGAGAGAGCTTAAGGGAGAGGGCGCGGGACCGGCGGGCGGGTTAGCCATGCCGGTAAGCTCAATCTTCGGTGCCCGGGTGGGGGCCATAGTGTCCTCAGGATACTGATTCTTGGGGTCTCGGGCGGCGGCAAGACCACCGGCGAGGGTCGCACCCCCAGTAGTGACACGACTCGAAGTGAGCAATGACTGCTCCTGCTGTTTCAGCGACTGCATAATGCTGTCGATCACCGTGTCCACCTTGGCGGTCGGCGTCAGGAGCTTCTCGGTGACGGGCTGGGCCACACGGGGCGGCATGCCAATCAGGTTCGGGAACTGGGCGCGGAGTGCTTCCCCAGCGGCCGAGAAGGGGCGACCGGCCATCAGGTTCGCGGCGGCACCCACCCCACCCGCACCTTGGTCGAGGTCGGTGTCCAGTGGTGTGCGGCGGAATCCGGACTTCTCGGTCTGGAGCATCGTGCGCTCTTGGAGCAGTCGGTCCTTAAACTCGTCAAAGGCGGCATCGTCGCGGAATGCGCGGCGGAGCTTTTGCTCGGCGTCACGTGACAAGATCGACTTCATGGGGTCGGCGGCGGGTCCGGCAGTGCGGAGCTTCTCCAGCATCGCTTGCGAGATACCAGCGCGGAAAGCGTCGTACTCGGACGGGGAGTCCTTGAAGCGGTCGATAAGCTTGCGCATATCCAGCTCGGGGAGTGTGTAGATACGCTGGCCTTCTTTCATTGCCGTTAACAGCTCGGAGTCACCGGCAAAGGCTTGCCGTGCGATGCGGTACTCGGGTGATGCACTCTCCATGTCGGCGAGGAGTCGCTTTTTCATGTCAAGGAGCACTCCGGCTTGACCGCCTTTGCCTTCGCGCATCGCGCCTTCGATCATGTCGTCCAGCGCGATCTTGGTCTCGTGCAAGGCACGCAGGGTGTTTTTGGGATCCGAGATATCTAACGCCTTGTCTTCCATGCGCTTCGCGCCGATCTTCATCGCCTCCTTGAACGAGGGCAGGTTGCGGAGTTTCGCGATGTCAGGTGCGGTAGCTGGGCTGAAGCTCGGGGCACTCGCCCAAGCCGCCTTGTACAGGGGGTCGGCTTCGTCCGCACGCTTTTTGATCAGGTCGAGCACGTCCGTGTAGAAGTCCTTGGAGCCGGACATCAGGGTGCGGAGGTCCTCGGATACGCGGGGCACTCGCTCCATCTCGCGGCCAGCGAGTTCAGCCTTGCCCATAATACGAGCGGGGGATGGCGCGGCGGTAGCGCGACGCAAAAGCGCGGCAGTGTTCTCGCCGAGGTCAGCCAGCGTAATCTCGCCACGGGACATCGCTTGCATCTTGGCCAGAGCTTGGTCGGGCGTCATCCCATCCTTCTCCAGTGCCTTCACGATCGCAATATCGGCCGCCTTGTTCGCGTCACCGAAACCCATCGCGGACTTGATCTTGTTAAATGCGGGCATCACGGCGTACTTACCCAGCAGTCCCATAGCGCCAGTAGTGACAGCGCCAGCGGCACCACCACGGAGTGCCTCACCACCCCACTCGGCGGGTTCTTTCTCGGACGTACCAACAGCTGTGGCGGCACCAGACCCAGCACCATAACCCATCATGCGGGGAATGCTTGGGGCCTTGCCGAAAAGCAGATTCGCCAGCTTTGGACCTACCGCCTTGGTGACCTGTGGGATCGCGCCAGCACCAGCGGTAAACACAGCGGGAACCAGTGCGCCACCGAGTTCAGATGCCATCGCAGTGCGGGGATTCTCCTCGGCGTATTTGCGCAAGCCCTCACGCTCGGCCTTTACGAGGTCCTCGTAGCTCTGGTCGCCTTTGAGCGAACGCATCTTGGCGATAGCTTCATCGGAGAAGCCCATGGTAAGGCCTTGGAGTGCCTGACCTGCCGCACCGGGCAAAAATGCCTCAGGACGAGCGGCCTGTGGGCGTGCTGGCGCGGCGGGAGCTGGGGACTCGGGTGTTCCGGCCTTGGTTAGCGTAAATTTGCGAATCGTGGCCTCAGGCGTACCATCGGGGAATTCATAAATCGTGCCGTTAATTACTCGCTCGATGGTCATTATTGAGTCTCCCGTCCTTGGCTGTCAACACGCACTCGTGGCATGCTGAAGTATTGCTGGTAAGTCATGCGGTTCGGGTTGATCGTCACGCGACCCTTTTCATCACGCACTGTGATGGGGTTCGAATCCAAGTACTTGCGCCACTGAGCCTCAGCGTAAGGAGTGATCGCACCATTCACGGCGGCGTAGTCGGCCATGAACTTGTTGAAGTCCTTATCGCGCTCACGCTGAGCGAGCTTGAACTTGATGAGGGTCTCGTTGGTCGAAGGCTCTTTGTCGGAGCTGAACGTACCCAACTGCATCATCTTCACGTCCAAGTTCGACACATTGGAATCGCCGGGAATGCGATTCTGCTTCGCCGCCAGTGCCGCCAGCGAGTCGAACTCGTTGATCTTGGCACGGTCGCCGGAAGTGAGCTTGGCCAGCTCGCCGATACCGAGGCCCATGCCGTAAGTGTAGCCGGTGCTGATCTCGGAGTTGAGCTTCAGGGCACGCTGGAGGTCGCGAATGTCGTCGTCAATTCCGGAGGTGAAGGGTGAGATCTTCTCGCGAATGTATCTACTGGACTCGTTCAGATCGTGCTCACGTTTCTTGGCGGCTTCGAGCTTATTGAGTCCCGCATAGGAAGTCTTGGGATCGATCGGCACACCCACGTCGATGGCTTTAGCGGCCACCGCATTGAAATCGCCTTGGCGGATGTGATCGTCGATCTCTTGCTTCGTGCGGGTAGTCTGGGCGACCTGCTGAGCAATAGTGGCACGCTTACCCTGCTGTTCGAGAGACACATTCGTGTCCACGATCTTCTGCGCACGGGCGAGGTCCTTGGGATTGAGCGGGTCTCCACCGAATGTCTGCAAGGCGTCGGCCACGAGCTTGTTCTCTTTACGGAATGCATCGCGCTGAGCTTCCTGCTGAGCCTGAGCCAACTGCGCGGGATCGTTGAGGTTCAGGTTAAGACGAGTGGCGATATCTCGCAAGCCCTTGGTGTCCTCGTACATCTTGAACTTCGCCGAGAAAGTTGGATCGGTCAGCGAGATGTTATTTTGAGCCGCGAACAGCTTCATCTCGGGTGTCGCTTTATCGACGGCCAGCAATTCCTTAATACGTGAGATACCCTCGGGTGAGCGTGGGTCCACACCCTCAGACTGCACTTGTTGCTGGTATGCGGTGAGCTTCGGCGTGAGCTTCGACACCACATTCAAGCCAAGGCGTGCGGCTTCTTTTTCCTCGTCCACTGCTTTAAGCGCGAGTTCGTAGCGCATCTTGGCCAGTTGTGCGTTGCGGTCGGCTTCGGCTTCTTGTGCCTTGCCATAAGCACCGACGGCCGTGCCGAGTGACTCACCAAAAGAGCCAGTACGGGTGGGGGCGAGGAAGCCTTGAGCGAGTGCGAGGTAAGTGGGGTCGATGCGGCCCTTGCGGTCCTGCAACGCTTGCTTCATCGTCTCGCGTGCGGCGTCTACCTCAGCTTTTGCGGCTTTGTAAGCTTCGGTGTCGGCACCCATCGCCTGACGGCCGAGAGCCGAGAGCGACACGCTCCCGATCTTCTCGGGGTCGATCTTGAGCATCTGCGCGAGCAGTGGGCTGTAGCCGCTTGTGTCTTCTGCAGTGTCTGCCATTGTGGACCCCTATTATGGATAATCAACGGTATCGTTACCGTAGTTCGACGTATCAGTATTCGATGTGTCGAAATTAAAATCCGGACTGTTAAAGATATTACTTAATGATGTGCCAAGTGAGCTGATTGCGTTGCCGAATCCGGCGGCCGCACTTGTACCACCAGTACCGGAGGCAAAGAGTGACCCGAGGCCCGCGATCTGCGCCAATGGTGACGTAGAATAAGCACCGGGGATCGGAGCGTTAGCTTCCTCGGACACAGTGCTTGGTACTTTAACATTCGAAAACACATTGGCCGCGCCGGTGGCGGCGGCAAGTGGGGCCATGATTTCGGTCTGCGCGAGCTTCTGCTCTTCACCACCGAGATTGTATAAACGCTCGAGTTCTTTAAGCTTAGCATCCAACTCGGTCGTAGCGAGACCTTTCTCAGTCTCTGCCGCTTGGCGATACAAGCCCGCTTGATCCATTGCGGCCTTCAATGCGCTATCGTAACCGGACGAAAGTGCTTTAGTCTGTGCGCCGAGCAGGTTCGCTTGTACGTCAGCACCCATTTGCCCCATAGCATCGTACATGCGCTTACCGCCTGTGCCGCCAGTACCGGCGAATGCGCCCTTAAGAGAGGGAATCAGTGAACGCTGAAGGCTTTGCTGTTGTAGACGCTCCATCTCGTTCACTACACTGGAGGTGTAGGGATTCATGAAGCCCTGAATCATGTCAGGCGTGACGCCTGCGGCGGCAAGGCGCGCGGCATCTTGGGCTTCACCGAGCATGCCTTCGTAGCCACTCAAACCGCCAGCCTTAGCAGTATCCAGCACACCAGTCTGAAGCTCCGACATGGGAGCGACTAGGTCCGCGCCGGTTTTGCCGAGCAGTTCAGTGCCGGGGGCGGCAAGGCTTTCGAGGTACTGGTTGTACCAGTCGGGGCCTTTAGTCTCTACCTCTTTGGTAGTCGTGATATTCGGTAGAGGATCACCTTGGAGGATGCTCATAATACACCTTTCAGATATGCCAAGGGCGACTTAGCCTTTGGGGGAATTGATTTAAGGGAGCCGCCACGCTTGTGCTTGCGGATTGCTTCCCGCATAGCGTCCAGCTTCTTGGCACCCTCTTTGTTTGAGCCGTCGCCCAGTGCCGCCACGATCTCCGCGTCGAACACGTATTCACCGTCTGCGAGCTTGGCCGGGATAAGGTCGTCCTGACCGCCGCCCGCGCCCTGTACGTAGTGAGATCCTTTGTGGGGTACATCGCCGCCTGACGCCGCCATGAGTGGTGAAGCCATTATTTTACCACCGTCGGCATGGTTTTGTACAGTCCCCCCATTCATGAACGGTTCGAGGACCTTGGAGTAGGAAGGTTCCGTGCCGTAGGCGTAGTAATCGGCCTCGGGGGTCTTGGGCTGGTCTTCCAGTCCTGATGCGCGGCGCAGGGCCGACAGTGCTTGTGCTTCTTGGAACATAGGTGTACTCTCGGGCAGTAATGCGCCCAGTCCGGCAAGGGGCGCGATGTTACGGAATCGACCACCGAGCCACGTCTCGGCGATGTCGTGATCTTTGGCGGCGTAGGCGGGTTCGTTGAGGGCAACTCCGGCCATCATCCAAGGGAGGACCTTCTTGGTCACTGGCGTCTTGGTAGTCGGCGTGGTCTTTGTAACCTTACTAGGGTCCACTATATCGCCTGTATTAATGTCGATGACGGTAGAACCAATCTGAACCAGATCTTTGTTGATCACGGTGACGGGGCCATCCACACTTGTTACTTCACCAGTGTCGGTGTTAGTGTTGATAGTTACTGTTGTACCAGTATTGGTATCGGTCACCGTGTTCGTAGTGGTATTAGTATTGGTATCGACGGTCGTATTAGTGTCAATGCCAGTGTTGTTATTAGTATTAGTAGTCGTGGTAACGCCAGTATTTGTGTCGGTGGTAACAGTCGTATTGGTGTTAGTATTGGTGTTAGTGGTGGTCATAGTCGTTGTGTTCGTGTTAGTATCGACTGTCGTATTCGTAGATATGCCAGTGTTGGTGTTAGTGCTCGTATTGGTGTTAGTGTCCGTACCGGTGTTAGTGTTAGTGTTAGTGTTAGTGTTAGTGTTAGTACCGGTGTTTGTATTCGTACCAGTATTAGTATTAGTACCGGTGTTCGTATTCGTACCAGTATTAGTGTCCGTACCGGTGTTAGTGTTAGTGTTAGTATTAGTACCGGTGTTCGTATTCGTACCAGTATTAGTATTAGTATTAGTACCGGTGTTCGTATTCGTACCAGTATTAGTGTCCGTACCGGTGTTAGTGTTAGTGTTAGTATTAGTGTCCGTACCGGTGTTAGTGTTAGTGTTAGTATTAGTACCTGTCGTAGTCGCTGTACCAGTGTTAGTGTTAGTACCTGTCGTAGTCGCTGTACCAGTGGTAGCATTGGATACAGCGGTAGTTGCGGCATTGGAAGCCGTGGTTACATCAGCACCGGCGGCTATAGCGGCATTGGCGGCAGTTGCGGCTGTAACGTTCACATTGGCACCGGTATTATTCGCGGCGGCCACTACTGAGGAGATTGTGCTGTCTACGTTAGCGCCATTACTGATCGCATTGCTCACCGAAGTATCTACGGCTTGAGTGGTGTTGCCGGTCGATTCGAAGATCGAGGCGAAATCGGTCGCCGCTGATGTGTCAGCTCCAGTGGTCGTAGTGTCACTACCTGTAACTTCAGTGACCGAGGTGTCCACACCCTTAGTGGCCCCAGTCGTTCCGGTTCCGGTGCCGGTGTCGCTGATCTTGGTAATGGTTTCGGGGCGGAATGTGCCGTCGGTAGATGTCAGACCTTGCTCAGCAAAAGCATTTTTCAGCTCGGTGTTCACGTTCGCACTACCATGAGAAGTGCCACTAATACCTGAAATCGTACCGGATGCTTTAGCACCCGTAAAGCCGCCGACCACCGACTTAGACAATGCAGTGTTGAGATCGTCACCAGTCGCCAGTGCAATAGCGAATTCTTCCCAGCTCTCCTCAGGGAATTCTTTACCAGCACCAGCGACGACTTTACCGCTGAATTTCTCCAAGGCCTTTTCGTAGGATTTGATAAGTGCTGTGTCCACCAGTCCAGCAGTACCCATCGTGATCGCACCTGCAATAATACCATTGCGCTCTGCGATCTTCTCAGCTTGCTCGGGCGGAGTACCTTTTGCGATCTCGTCGTTGAATGTCTGGCGGTTGTTGGAACCCATGGATTCCAGAGCATTGGCACTCATATCAGTGAGGAGGCCGAGCATCTTGCCGCCGTATTTGAATGCCGCGCCACCGAGCAACATTGGTAGTGCCTCTTGACCCACTTCTTTTGCGGCGGCGACCACCACCAACGGTTGGTCTTTAATCGCTTTAAGCGCGGCGGCGAGTTTCCCGGTGTAGGCTTCCTCCGCCTGCACTTTGTCCCAGAAATTTTGGTTCGCCTCGGTTACACCGGGGATCTCAGTCTCTTTACCAAGCTTTTCGAGGCTCATACCTAACTGTACCAGCGCATTGTAGCGACCAACCAGTCCCGTTTGGCTTGCCGCAGTACCAATGTCCGCAATCTGCTCACCAAGTAGCCCAGAAGTGGTCGAGATCAACTGCTTGATCGTATCCGCTTGTGGACCTTCGAGTGTGTTAGCCCACTTGGACAGGTCCGCAAGTGCGTTATCGATATTGGACACTTCGGTCTTAGTCTCGGTATCAGTGCCGCGATTTCCGACTCCGGCGATGTCTACTTTGAACGGACTAGTGTACTTACTATTCTCGTACGATTCGGCCGCGCTGTAAGTCGAGTTTCCAGTGAGCACGTCAGCCAGAGTCGCGGCTTTGAGCACACCAGTGCCATTCGCAGTGAATTTATCGTAATTCGTCAGGAATTTAGTCTGCTCGGCATCCGTGAGCTGGTCCACACTGGTCTTGCCAAGGGACTTAACATACTCGTTCACGAGCTTCGCATCGACTGCTTGCTTCTCGTCAGCGGGCAAATCGCCGGTCGCTTTATTTACGATGTAGGTCTTGCCGCCAACAGTGAAGGAGTCATTACCCTTCGCAATCGCGAGAGCGGCGGCCTCATCCAGTGAATTCACATCTGCATTGTCGAGATTCAGAGTGTTCTTTGCACGGTTGTCGGTGACTTGTGTATTAGTTGTGGTTCCGACCACGGTGCTCGCGGCGTCGAGCGCGTCAGCGTCGGTAGCACCGGCATTTTTAGCTTGCACGAATGCGTCAGCACCGCTAGTCACGCTTGTAGCCACAGACTTGGCAATGTTAGCATTGGCGAGATTATCAGCCGCTTTGATCGTGTTGTTCAGCCCAGCCGCCGCATTAATGATGGCGACTTCATTGCCCGAATTCAGGGCGTTGACAAGGTTCAAAGCCGCGCCAGCGGTCTTAGTGTCAGCACTATTGGTCAGCGTTCCGAGCGAGTTTAACGCCCCGGCGTAATTACCAGCCGCCACATTAGTCGCGACATTATAAGCATTGCCAGCGTCAGCGAGCGAGATTGTGTCGGTGAGCATCGTGCTACCGGCCATTTTGCCTACGGTATCATTTTGCAACAGCGACATTGCAAGTGCACCCATGTCGCCTTGATCGATTGCTTTGGTGACTCGCAAAGCAGTGGCGGCATCATTGAACCCAGCTACACCCGCGAGGCTGGCGAGACCGCCGAGCACGTCGCCTTGATCGATCGCAATCGCGGCATTGGCGGCCATGGCGAACGGAGCGACACCGGGGATAAATTGTGCAATAGCCAATAGTGGTGCATAATCGCCCACATCACTACTGGAAGCTCCAGTGGTGTAAAAGATAGGACGGCCTTGCTCATCAAACGCCGCACGAAATGCGGTATTGCCAGAACCTGCGTAAGTCCCTGAGAATGCATTACCCGTGCCGCGCTCGCCATAGTCATTAATCAACACTTCACCAGTGTTTTTATTAATGATCTGAGTGACGGTTTGATCGGGTACAGTTTCAGTCCCACTCTCGGTCTCGTATGTATAACCGGGTATTACTGAAGTCTTTTGGCCGACTTGCGAGATGTCAGTGACGCCTGATGCCACCAGATTCTTAGCCATCGCCTCCGCATTGGCGGCGGCGGATCCGAAGCCTTCACCCGTCCACTTGGAAGTCGTCCCCTGTGCGAGAATTTGGTCTTTGACTTTATTCACGTCATCGGCGGCCAGATTGTAGGTCTGCCCAGCGAATTGAGCCGCAATAGTGTTGGCGGCAGGTGTGGTGGATTGTGTGGTGGCTCCAGTGGTCGCCTTTGCAAGTGCACCGGTGGTAGGCTCCACATAATCCGAGGCATCTTCAAGGACTGTGCTTTTACCACCAGTAACAGAGGCTAGCGCACCTGTAGCAGGGGCATCGACTATGGGCTGAGTGTAAAGACTATAAGCTTGGGAAATCGTTGGTGCGCCAATACCTAGCGTGTTTAAATAGTCGATAGCCTGCTGTTGAACAGCGGCGGTATCTCCACCCGCAAGTCCAACGAATTCCCCATACGCGGCGGCGATATCTTCGGGTGTGCTGGATGATGACAGGTATTCGTAAAGTGCCATATTAATTCACCGCAGGGTTAACAGCGTTAACGAGTTGCTCGGCCCATTCTTGCCAGTCATCGAATTGGTAGGGTCCGGGAATGCCTTCGTTCGTGAAGACGTCAATCGCTTTTAATCCCGCCGCCCAGTCTTTCCAGTCTGTCGAGGCATCTGGGATGGACAATTGCTGTGGAGCATAAAGTTCGCACATTAGGCAAGCCCATGACTCGAATGTGTGGTAACGAGGATCGTAGACCTGTGCGACGTTTAATGCTACAGACATTAGTATGGCCTCACATCGCCCATATCGGCGTCGAGCAGAATTCGGCCCACTTGATAATTACCACCCGCCACATTAGACACGAATTTTAACCGTAATTCGCGACGCTGTTCGCGCAGATCGATCTTGCCAGTGTTGGGTTCAAACGTGTAGGGACCTGTGGTAATATCTTCTGATTGCGCGAATGGGCGTCCAGTGATGTACAGATCCATTGGTCCATCTTGAACGAAATCAGGTTCAAGTCGCTCCAAGTGCAACGCCCTGTTCTCACCCACGGGAGCAGGTTGTGAGGGGCCGCCGGAGACCCACCCAAGGTCGTTAGTCTCAAAATATGACTCAATCGCTAAGACTGACGTGTCCTGCACAGCGTCCGTGCCAATTTCGTGTTGCCACAACGTCACGAAATCAATGACTTGAGTTACGGTGATTTCGAACCCAGACCCAGCGGGAATACTAGCCGAAAGCACATCGCCCACGGCATACCCGTAGCCTTTGTTAAAAATGGTCGCGGACGTTACTACACCACCAGCAACCACGATATCTGCAGTAGCCCCGGACCCTGTACCACCAGTCAGTGACACACTGTAGTAAGAGCCGTTTGTATAACTACCACCAGCATCAGTAAGAGTCACACCATTAATACCATCGACGGCATTCGTTTCCCAGCTGGCGGCGATCGGATAGTGGAACACTTGCGAGAAGAACCCGGCTGATCGGCGTGCACCAAGGGCTTCGCCCGCATCATACCAGCAGTTCTCACGTACATTAAAAATAATCGCGTCAGTACATTCGGTGGCCGTGCCGCGTGGATAGAACCACCAAATCTCGCCGAAGCGTGGAACCTTTGATACCCACACTTTCTCGCGTTGCGCGTAGTTGAGGTTATCGAAGAAGTAGTTCTGATTAAAAGTGTTTGGTATCTCTTTCACCACACCATTGTACAGCAAGAATCGGTCAACGCCACACCAGTAGTACACGCCGTCGTATTCGATCACCGACTGTGAAGAGAGAATGGAGGATTGTGAAGATATGAGGTCGTAACGCCAGAATTGTGCGGGAGTTCCAACACCACCAATGTAAGACACACGAATCAGTGAGTCTAGGCTCCAAAACAGACCGGAAGGAGCGTTTGAGCCGCCGCGTACCGGTAGACCTTGTACGATCTTGCCGGTGGCAACGGACACCTCGTTTGCATCTGCAGACACCCAGTCTTGCACATTACCGGCCGAGCAGTTCTTAATGAGACCATCGTTGCCGTACACAAATACGTACGGGTGCAGGGATACAACACCACCCGAAACCGAGATATTGTTATTGAACGTTAGAGTTACAGTACCGCTGGCTGTCGCATTAGCAGACAGCACCACATTGGTGGTGGACACTGACACCACAGTCGTGCCGGATGGAATACCAGTGCCAGTAACGGTCTGACCCGCGCCAATCAGTATATTTGCGGCGGCGAGTACGACTGTGCTATTGCCATTCGTAGTCGTGGCAGAATCAGTAAAGACACCAATCGCGCTTAGAGACGTTCCGGTGATATTACCGCCCAACACTGGGGTGTTAACGTTATTATCAATCAACGTCAGATTCTGCCCGGGATGCGCGAGAAGCAAATTATCGCCCGACCCACTAATATCATAAAATGTGTCGAATTGCCACAAATTGTTGTCTGAAGCGGTAAAGCCACTCAGGGACATATCGGTGATACCAGAGCCAACGCCGCTGTTGTTAATTGGAACGACTTGTAGACCTTGTGAATAACCATTAAAAACGTTGTTAAAACCCTGCTGTGGATTTACATATATGCCACGAGATGGACCAGACAACCCGGCAGTGATCTGCTTGTATCCGCCGATTTTACGAGGACGGCCGCGCTGAAATCGCACCCATCGGCCATCGTTGTAGTATTGCTTGTCGAATATTGTACCATCCCGTTGCACACCGGGCTTCGTGTCAAGCGCGAAGACCTTCTTGGTCATACAAACGTGCCCCCAGCAATACCAACGGGAACTTTCATCCCAGTGCTAGTGAGGTCAACTGCCAACGCACCTTCTACAGCGATATTGAAGTGGCCAGCACCAGATCGATAGATACCAGTGTCAGTTTCCGATGCAAAACTCAAAGAAGGAGCGCCTACTGAGCCATCCGCCAAAGTAATCGTAGTTACTGCGCCAGCCTGTGTCGTGTTGGCATTGAAGAAGTTTGTGCCATCGCAAGCCAATGTTACTTGTTCGCCAGCAGGAACCACCACAGACGTTCCAGAACCAGTTCCAACGGTCAGCGTATAACCACCAGCGGTTACAGAGTTCTTGATCACGTACAGATTCACCACGGGCGGATAAACCACTGTGACGTTGCCCGTAAGAGTTCCTGTGTACGTCTGAATGGTGTTTGACGCCTCACTAGAGCTTAGGGTGTAAGAGCCAGATGTAACAGCCTTGACCAACGAGGTGTAGAAGAATTGTGAGCTGACACCGTAGCCCACGGTGATGTAGGTTGTTCCAGTGCAAACAATAAATGCAGACTCAGTCGGCGCAAAAGTCTTGGTAGACGCCCCATCAATGTTGTCACCAGCAGAGATGACCATTGAGCCACTGCCGTTGTTCTTGAACAGCGTAAACCAGTTGTTACCCAAAACGGATGTTGCTGGCAATGTGTAAGTGCCTGCACCACCAGACCAGATCAATGTCTGGGCTCTATCGGTTGTTGCAAAGGTTCCGCCATCAACAATTGATTGAGCTGGATGACTCTGATTCAGCGTAGCGCCATCGGCAACCAAACCAAGGCCAGCCAAAGTTCCCGCATCAGCGGAAGAGGTTCCCGTTCCAAAGGCGATAGTTCCCCACGTTCCCGTTGTTGTTGGGTTTGCCGTGATGTAAACGTACTTGGACTCACCTGCGGCCACAGAGATGATCGTGTTTGTGCCAGCGTAGTCTTTGACTGTAAAAGTGTTGGAGCCGACATTTCGAATTAAGGCATCTTGGCCAACCGAGGCTTGGTTAGCCGGAGGCATCCACAGGCCCAAACCAGTGGTTGTGGCCGTCACTTGCATGATGCGGGCGGCGTAATCATCAGTTGCGTTGCCGTTGATTGGCCACTCAAGTTGAGTGTCGGTACTTAAAGTGACGGCGCGATATGAAACGTCGGTAGGTTGAATTACGTTGCCGGTAAAAGGGGAATTATAGCTCATGTGAGTCCTTAACTATCAACCGCAATGGCCTGACGATCCGCTATGCGGAGTTTATCCTCTTCCTTCAGCACAGTCATGATCTGCTTGTATTGAGCTTCCCACATCGGAATTCGATCATCATTCTTCAGGAAAGGCATGGCTTGCAGAAGCGAACCGTACAAAAGGGCCTGTGGTGCGTAAATTGTAAACCAGTTGGTCTGGTTACTACTATCCAGCGGTTGCACTCGCTCGTAGTAGAGCACCTCGAAATCGTACGCCACATCGGGCGTCGGAGCGACCATCCAGTGTGTGTAATCATAATCGCAGTAATATACCGGCACATCGGTTTGAGCTGGGTCCGGCCAATATTCACGCAGGTACTCGTACTTGCGCAGTAGTACCGGCTTGCGCTCACCAGCGACGGTCACGTTCATCGACACAGTCTTGTGCCACCGAGCGGGTTTATCCACCACATTACTGTCGGCCACCATCGTGCTGGTATTGACAGTCAGGTTACCCAAGAATTTGATTTCAGCCGCGATCACCTGCTCGGCCAGCATAATGAAAAGGGGGATCTTGGCAATCGTAGCGACGTCGGAGCGTTCCAGATAGGACTGGATATTTTCGACCAAGCTGTCATAGGTCATAACACTTGCGGTCGTCATAAGGATCCTTCGCGCGAATGGGGACGTTGGGCGAAATTATACCATGTCTTTAACATCTGGTCAATCCTAGGACAAGAATAACGCTCGCTCAGCGTCGCGACGCTTTTTAAGGCCCGCGAGCACCTTCCCACCGGCTAAGCAGTACAGCAGAAGAGCGTCGGCCGCGCCCTCCCAGTCACCCCGATTAATCTTCATCCGAATAGAAGACCGCTGAAAACCGCCCAGTCCGGCATTGAAGGCAAAACTGACGCACGCATCGAAAGCCCCCTGACGACTAGATAGAGGGGGAGCAAGTCTAAGAACACCGCGTTCAGTAGGGCCGACATCATCCGCGAATAATTTCTCGATCTCTTCTTTTGACCAGACACGATTGTCCTCCGTTTTCAATGGGTACTCGCTACGGATCATCCCGCTGTAGCCCTCTTTTCGGACTACTGGCAGTCGGATCTGGTCTTGGTACAGTACATGGCCGTACCCGATCGTCCAGATATGGGCCGGGCAAAGGTACGGTCTATTCCGATACCCCTCCCACTGGTGCATTAATTTCGCGCCAGCTTCGCCCAGTTTCATTTCTTATTCCAGCTACGTGAGCCGAACCAGAAACCAATAATCGCGCCCAGCATGGCCATCTCGTCACTGGAGAAGATGATGTCGGCAACACGCACTAAGTCATCAATGGTGACAACCAAGCCGGGGTGTGAATATACGAAGTAGGCCAGCCAAGCATTGATGGCGCACAATTCAAGGATAAAAATATAAGTTACCGTCGGGCGAACGGTGCCAACGTAGCTGGACACCCATCCAGCGGCTTTAGCCAACACCGCTTTGTCGTGGTCATACGCCGCCACAGTCATTTCGGCGTCGGTTTGCATCGCGATTTGGTCGGTGCGGATTTCTTCGATACGTTGTTGGGCGGCGAAGCCCTGTGCCAGCATCTGAAGCTCCTTTTCAGTCTGAATACGAGCCAACGCTAGTTCATGCTGTTGGTCAGCTCTGTTCTGAAAATATTCGAGCAGTTTTGGTAAGCCTGAAATCAGCAAACCGCCGAGAGTGGAAAATAATGAAAGCATTACCCTAGTCCTATAGATGTCAGAAACTTGTGAACGATCTTGTTTGACAGTTCATCGGGAAGAAAACGCAGGAAACCAACGACGTACCATGCGATGCACATACGCACAAAAATCTTGAGAAATTGGTCGAATTGCTTTTGATATTCATTCACCGACCACACCTAGTCTTGGCGCACAAATCGGAAATCTCGGAGACTCCCCAACCTACTGCGCCAATGAACATCACAGTGATTACAATAGCGATCGCCCATGCCATTTGTTCAGCCTCGGCTTCTTTCTGCCTTTTCTCTGCGGCTTTAAGTTCTGCCATCTCTTTGGCATCATCTCGGTCCATCTCGGCTTGACGAGCTTTAGCGGCGTTCCATACATCTATGCGCCCGGCTTGCATGAAGAGCATTTTTAACTGTTCTTCAAATCGTTTTGCCTCATCGAGTGCCATCTCGATCTGAAGTGCCGCCCCAAGATTCGATTTACCACCAACGCGTTTCGCCTGAAGCATCGCCTTGGTCGCGGTGCTCTTGGCATCAAAAAGCTTCGCAATGGATGGGGCGAGACCCGCCAGATCGCTAGCGACCTTGCTGGCCTTTTTGACTACACTTATCGCGCTTTGAAGTCCCTCAAGGGCGGTGATCGGATCGATTGGAATCATACATTACGCGATGATATCGGTTATATGCCCAATAACTTCTTTACAAATTCGGCGGCGACGCCGGGGCCGAGAAGCACAGCGGCAATGGTGATATAAAGCAATATCTCGATCGTCTTCATCCGCTTTTTGCCAGAATCGAGTGACTCGTTGATCCGCTCGTAACGCTGGGCGCATACCGCTTCATGTACTGACAATTTAGTCTCCACTGAGTCCATAATATTCTCTATGAATACGCAACGGCGATTTCTTGCGAATCCGCCACGACCAAATGTTTCTTTGGGCTAATCACGGCAGTAGATGTATCGCGATCCATCGCCATATAACCTTGGCATACGATATTATAATCCACTCCATTTGGGTCCTTCTCGCTTTTCACAGGGACTGTGATATCAAGATTTTTGAACAAGAATTCTTTACCATTTTCGAACACTCGCCAAACATGATCTACAGTACCTCGACCGGCTTGGCCGCGCGTCTTGTTAAATCGAATTTGATACGTATTCATACCACCTCCGCCGCAGGTGTTGCACAAGAGAACACAGGAGCCGCAGGGCGTAGGCCGATATTGAAATGAATGAACTTGATTGGCTTGTCTGAGCCGTGGCGAGTAAAACTATGTGGCAACCAAGCGTTTGAAAACATCAGTAAGCCGGGTTTGGGCGTGAAGTTAATCATGTTGCTGGCAAACGTAGCCTGCGTTTGATCTTTCTCATTCCATGAGATCAGTGGCTTTCCAGCGCGG